GTTTGGTTCCAAGGTTCGTCCTGTTGCCGAATCTGACGAAGCCATTGATGCAATCTGGGCACAACAGTATTCTCTTAACGAGATCGTTGATCCTAGTCAATTCAAGTCTTACGATGAACTCTCACAAAAGTTGACTGCTGTCTTGGGTGGTGCTGTCGCTCCCGCACCTACCGTATCATCGCAAACCGATGATATTGAAGACGATATCTTTGTTGCGGAAACCACCGCATCAACAGAAACAGTTACAGTTTCATCATCTGATGATGAAGATGCCATGTCGTATTTCTCCCGACTGGCAGACGATGACTGATACATAGTCTCGTCTCTCTTGGGCGCCATAAATACTGGCGCCCTTTTTTTATCTGGTGAATGATGCATAGTATTATTTTTGGTGGCCAACTTGAAGATTTGGGTATAGAGTTTGATAGCTCGAAGGTCAGTATCAGACGATCTTCTGGCGGACATAAAATTGCCACGTTTCTCAGACAACACGAATACGATGTTGAAGTCGTTGACTATATCCACAGGTGGTCGCTAGATCAACTCAAGCAATATGTTGAACCCAGAGTCACGGATGACTTTTTGTTCTTTGGTTTTGGTTCTACGTTCTATCTCGACTCGCCTACGATACTTTCTTTTATACAATGGTTGAAAGAGACGTATCCCCACATTCCCCTTGTCGCCGGCAGTCAAAACAATTCTATGAAACACTTGGAAATGGATTGGTATGTGTACGGGTGGGGTGAGAATGCCATCCTTGCACTGATCGATCACTTCAAGGGTGGACCCGAACCGATTCATGCAAACAAGACAATAAACTGTTACGTCAACTACAAATCTTTTCCCAAGGACGATCTCAGGGTGTCATACAAGGACACCGACTTTATCAACCCCAGAGAAATTTTGTTGTTGGAGTTTGCCCGTGGGTGCAAATTCAAATGTAAGTTTTGCAGTTTCCCCGTTCTAGGTGTCAAGGGTGATTACTCTCGCACGGCTCAAAGTGTGTACGATGAGATGCTAGAGAACTATGACAAGTGGGGTACAGAACACTACATTGTACTTGATGAAACCTTCAACGATTCCAGTGAGAAGATTGAGAAGTTTGCCAGTGTCATAGAGAAACTGCCATTCACACCGAAGATGACTGCATACATTCGTGCAGACTTGATGACCACCAGAAAACGGGATTGGGATAATCTAATCAAGATGGGAATCACCTCACACTTCTATGGTGTGGAGAGTATGAACCATGAGTCTGCCAAGTCTATCGGTAAAGGTATGGACAGTGGCAGAATCAAGGAGGGGTTGTTAGAGGTTGATGAGTACTTCCGCAGTGCAGGATTTTACAAGGGTCACATATCTCTGATTGCTGGACTGCCTCATGAGACGATAGATACGTTGCGAGACACTGGCAGATGGTTGTCTGAATACTGGAATCAGAATAGTTATCACATGAATGTTCTGATGATAAAGGACTTGGAAAACAATTCAGAAACACTGAATCACAACTCCGAGTTTGATAAAAAGTGGTTTGACTACGGGTATCGACGAGAGATTATTCCGATTGACGATATTGATTGGTCAAAGAGTAGAAACCCGTTTTATAAAGAATTGTATGATTGGGTTGCGTCTACGGGATACTATTTGTTTTGGAGAAACGAACACACAAACCTACAAGAAGTTATGCGTTTCTGTGCAGAGGAATTCAGTCAGTATCAGGCGAAGAATTTAATTGATCCATTTCTGTACGATAAATTCTTTATCGACCCCAGCGTAGAGTGGTCAGACTTTGCTACAAAGATTCACATGGAAAGAAGAACCGAACATGTGTTGGATCACGTTGATGGATATATCTCTAAAAAAATATTATCTTAGGTATAATAAGAACCATTATTCATAATCATCATAAGTTCCGCACTGCCTTGCGGGAAAGTTGTTTTGGCGTTCGCGACACTAACGTTGATATTTGGTTGGATCGGGGTTACTCCGGTAGACTGGATTTTTTGTCCTTCTGCGACACTTTGGCCAACTCCAGCAGCAAGCTGACTTGCTGTTTTCTCTTTATCTTTGGCTACTGCTGAATCTGTATTGATCTCAACTTTATCTGCACTCATGCCCAACATCGGAAGGGTTTGGTCTACTGCATCCATGACCGTAGTTCCCATCTCTTTGACCTCATCAATTTCATTTCCTACTCGACCTTCAAACAGTCTACCGAAGAACCCTCGTTCTTGATTTATGGGTGTGGGCTGAGTTGACTCAAATTGGGCTTGGGTTTCCGCTGTGGGGGTTCCATCTGCATTGTGCGTGGCACCAAACTTCTCATCCCAATTTGCTTGTCTTTCTTCCAAATCTGCATTCTTCAATTCACCCGATCTTCCCATTTGTTTGACGGGTCTTGCTTCTACCGAGTCCGCCGTCTTTATTTCATCTGCACTCTTGAAAAGATTTGCTGCATACTCACCTACGGCCTGCTGAACTTCATCCCATCTTTGTTCATATCCCTCACTATTCATTTCTTCTGAGGTGGTCGGGTCTCTACCGTCATGGACATCCATGTACACATCTCTAGCTGCAGTAGCTATGTCAAGCGCTGTTCCCGAAACACTGGGTAAGAAAATAGAACCCGCCTCCATCATCGCGCCTCGGAAGTCTCGAGCGAAAAGTTTCTCTACTGCGAATCCTCCACTGACAAGAGCTCCTAAGAGGGGTACTGCTTTTGCAGCTACAGTGCTGAGGCGTTTTGTGATCGCCTTAGCTATTTTACCTTTATTACTGCCAGGGGCATCAGGGACATCGTTTGCAGCTGTAGCAAGATCAACGGGTGGAGTGATTGTTTTGGGCCCACCCGCAGCTCCAGCAGCAGCTGGTTGCGCGACAGGTTTGCCATTCATATCGATGTCTTTACTGATGGGGGTAACGTTAGATTTCGGTCCAGAGTCAATCGTTGCTGCTGCGGTAGTGGCACCTCTGCCAGTAGCTTTGGCGACAGCTTCTCTAGTTGATTCTACTGCCGATGTTGCGACTCTCACTCCCGCTTTCCCGATTGCTTGACCCGTTTTGCTCGAGGCTATTTTAGCGCCTGCTTTCGCGGCCAAGACCCCGGCGGTCTTGGTGGTCTTTGGTTTCATCAGCAGGTCTTGCGCTTCTTTATCAATTGAGGTTTGTGCTTTATCTTGTTCACTGTCTGGTATCCCGTCTGCATTTCTGTCGGTCGTATCGCCTTTACCACCAAGAAACAGGGCGCCCACGCCGGCACCGAGCCCCAAAAATGATCTTAGATCACCAACTGGTTTATCTCCAGACCCAGCAAACATTCCTCTAGCTGCATTGCCGTTGTTTGCTACTGGTCTGTTCATCATAGAACCAATTGTTGCAGTATCACCTTTAATCGATACTAAAACTCTTTCAATATCTTGTAGTTGTCTTACTACAGGATCGGAACTGTCTGCATCTGATAGGGCGCTCGTTGCAGCGGCCGAATTTACCATGCCGGCACCACCGGCGCCACTAAAGAATCCTACGCCCGAACCACCACCGGCTCCCATTCCTTCTATGCTATCTTCAATATCGTTGAGATTTTTGTTGAGCGATAGTACACCAAGTCCTGGCGCGCCGTATTTCACGCCGCCGCCTAGTAATCCTTTAACTTTTCTACCGCCACTCACGACAGCACCTTTAGCTTTGCCAAAGAGGCCTCTCGCACCGCTCAGTGCGCCGTCGCCGATGGCGTTTAATATTTGATTACCAGTTTTTGCGAGTCCCATTTTTAGCCTATGTGTAGTTGTTTTTTTCTGATTTCTTTTTGAGGTGAGTAACCAACATTCCGATGTAAACTGACCTCTCCCACGGCATCATATTCTCAACCTCTGTTAAACTATATTTATGTTCTTGCATCAACAAAAAGTTTGTTTTAAAATAGTTTTGCAGAGATTCATGGAAGAGGTTCATGCGAAAAAATCGAGATAACCATTCATGAAGATATAATTTTCCTTCCCACATGCCTTACAGTTAAATTCAATTTTGTTTTCCAATGTAGGCATTGTTTCATAGAAATCTCTTATTTTTTCAAACTGATCTGTTGTCATGTTTTCTATGAATTCCATTTTATCTTCTTCTGATACTTCATTCGCCTCGTATATAGAATCTTCAATATAAATCTTATCCAAACACGCAGCAGCCACCGAATAAATTTCTGCATTTTCCTCTGTACCAGCGATCTCTTTCAACTCCGATGCCACTGGGTATCGCATCTCTACAGTCATAGTATCCGATATTTTCAACGTTTTGGTATGATTCTCATTTTCAGTTATTGTAAAGTTGTTTAGATCAATAATAACGTCTTGTTTTTGTTCGCAAAACCCACAGGCAAATCGTGCCTCAATTTCAGAACCAATCGATAATTTTCTCAACTGCATGAATATACTTTGCATGTCGAAGATGGGTAATTCATCTCCATCGATTTTACCAAACGAACAGTTTGTGATAACCTGTTGTGTTGCCTTCACCATGTCTAGAATTTCGTTGGTCTCTGAAGCCATAACTAAAAGTTTTTCTTCTTTTACTAGAAACGGTCTGAACTGATGAGTTTCTTTCTTTGAATACACATAAATGTCTACCAAAGGATATTCTGTAATAGGTAACGCCATTATTAAACTCCAATTATTTTAAAAATTTCATGCTGCTTCCCACCACCTGTAGCAGAATGTTACTGATACTCTAACAATACCATCACCACCCTGTGCAACAGGAGTGATGTTCAATAATCTAGGAAACGCATGATAGAGCATCCAACTTGATTTTACCGCATCTTCTCGGTCCAATACTTTTACTTTTACACTGCCAGATGGAGCATATGTATCGTAATAGTTTGGTTCCTTGCCACCAGCAGGAATGACCTGATTCATCCAGTTTTCTAGATATGTTCTGGGAGTCCAATCCACATCGCAATAGAATGTGAACGCAGCAGATTCTCCAAAATATTCTACGCCGTGAACTCTGTTTTCTGTCCACATACCAACCTTAGTTGGGGCCCATAGTGCCTGTAAGCCAGGAATAGAAGCTTCCTCACAGAGAAGAGATGGCAATCTATCTCCTCCAACCGGACTCATTAATTCAATCTCAAATCTATTTGCTCTCGCCATGTCACTACTTCTGACTTGACTGAGAAAACTGTTTAGGTCAAAATTTGCCATTTACATCATACCTCTAGAGTCTGAAAATACCGAGGACTTACTTGTGTTAAAATCTTCTACGGGAAGGAATATTGCAGCCTTCCAATCAAGAGGGTCTATCCTGTGAAAAGAACTACGCATTTGTGTAGTCAAATATCTTTTTACACAGGGTTTTACTTCTGGAAATCTGGCAGCACTACTCAATAACTCCCAACTATATCTCATCTGTGACTGAGAAGTTATTTCTTTGTCATCCAGAGTTTCCAACAGTTTACCCAACAACTGCGCTCGTAAAAGATACGGTAGATAATGTAAATTCATTCCCCAGAATCCATCTTTTGTTGGTTCAAACGGTAGACATAGTGGAAATGCATCAAAGTACGGCAATGTGTTTTTATGTTTTGCATCATATCTGAACAGATACATTTCACCAATGTCATATATGGCCTGTCTTTTTGAAATGCTAGAAGACATCGCAGTGCTAGGGTTGTTGATTCCCCTTGCAACTTTTCTGACCTGATTCATATACCAATTGAACGATTTTGACTGATCGTTGGAATTGGCCCTTATCTGTTCAAATGGGTTTGCCATGGGACTATTTATAATACTAAATTCTAATTATACTTTATACCCAATTCTTTTTCTGTGACAATCATAAACTTCCATCCCCTATCAGCGCAGAACTCCTTTGCGGACTTCCATTTGGCCTCGTTGACACCCCACTGTGCTACCTCTTCTAAATACCTTTTAGTCTTCTTTCTTGGTTCTGGTGGTTTTGTAAACCTAGATGGTTTTATTTCTATCAGATATGATTTGCCTTTGATGTTTGCGTAGAAGTCAACAAAGTATCTGTGAATTTTTTTGTCCATTGGAGACCTGTATGGAATCACAACCGATTCGGAGGACCAGAAGGTTACATCTCTGTTCATATCACACCAATTCATAAATTTTAATTCATATCCAGACCTATAGATGATTTTGCTCGAATCCCCACGATATTTTTTGGGGTTTTTAGGAATAAATCGTCCTTGGTGCAAATCTTTTCTATATGGCATTATAAATAGTCCAATAATAACTAAACTATTTAGGTACATGTTATGCCAGACACTACGCCTGGAGTTACTCAACGAAATTATAATACTGGCGACCTTGACTTTGTGACGGTTCCGCCTAGATTGAAAAAACCCTTTTTTTATAAGTTTCCGATGGATACTGCTAAAAATATCACAGATGCCCAGAAAGGGGCGGCAAGTCGAGCCCTCACCGGCAGGGACTCAACAATTGGCGGCGGTGGTGGAGCAGGGACAGGATCTGGTGGCAGCGACACGATGCATACCGTCAGGATAACTGCCATTGGTGGCGGCGGAGGAGGGGGTGGTGGTGACTCGGCTTCTTCCAGCAAAGCGGCCAAGAGTAATGCCAGTGGTGCCAGTAATCAACTTGGCGGCAACAGTAATGCTTCTTCTTCAGCTGAATCTGGCGGCGGCGGAGGAGGCGGTGGCGGCGCAGGCAATGGAGTTAATCTGTCTGATGGTGGAGCCGGCAATGGTCCTTCTGCAGCTGGTTCGGCAATCCCCTCTGGTACAGGTAGAACTCTGGGGACTATGGAATTTATCTTGACAAACTCCCCAGAAAACAGAATGTCTGCACAGTGGGATGGAACCGACTTTGGTCTCTTGGGCGCCGCGTTGGAAAGTTATAGAAAAGGTAACACGATGCTGGATACCCTAGAACAGATTTCCAAGGACGGTTTGGGGGAAATGACAGAAGCCGCGATAAGGAGGGCTGCTGGATTGGCCACTACTGTTAAACAATTAGCTCTGGGTGGCACGGCACCGGATATGATTTCCGCTGCTACTAGAAAAGTGGAAAACCCCTTTAGGGAACAGTTGTTTAAAACCATGAACTTCAGAACATTTCCCATGCAGTTTAAAATTGCTCCATCTAGTGCTGCGGAAGCCTCTCAGGTACAAAACGCTATTAGGGAATTGGAAAGACACATGCACCCAGAAAAAACTCCTGTGTTTTTGATCTATCCATCAGAATTTAAAGTAGAATTTATGTATGGTGGGGGGAAAAATAAGTTTTTGCCAACCGTAAACTCTTGTATTTTGACCGACATGAACGTGCAATATGGTCACGGCGGATTCATGACCAGTTTTGCTAATTCACAAGGTACTCCAACAGAAATCACTATAACTCTCTCGTTCAAAGAAGTCTTTACGAGAGACAGAAGTCATATTGATTAAGGAATAAAAAATGTTTTTTGACAAATTTCCTCTGACCGACTATGTTATTGATAATTCATCTTTTAGTGTAGATGATATCTTTCTCAGAGTTGCCCCAAACGACAAGCTTAGTGAATCCCTATCTCTGGAAACTTATGCACTCAGGGATGGACAAACTCCTGAGTCACTTTCATATGACTATTATGGATTCACAAGATACTATTGGACAATATTGTTGGCGAATAACATTATTAACCCATACCATGAATGGCTAAAGTCTTCTGACGATTTGTACTCTTATGCCATAGATAAATATGGTAGTGCGGAAATGCTAAGAGTCCCACATCACTACGTTTTTGCGGATACCGATGTGCGGGTAGACTTTGACCAACATAGCGGCGAAGGCAACATGATTATTCCTGTGACAAACTATGAGTATGAAGTTGCCGAAAACGAAAAAAAGAGATTAGTAAAACTCATAAAAAAAGACTTAATAGAAAAATTCGCAAGACAATTTGAAAACCTTTTGAGAAACTAAATAATGGCTAAAGAAGAAATCCGTCAAACACCCGGCCGATTTAAACCCAATACAATTACCCTGTCTGCTTCTGGTGGGACGCAGGACTTAAAGTTTTTTGCTCTGGAAGTAATCATCTATGAGAACGTTTTGTCGAATTGTATTTTTGCTGACGTTTCAATCGGTGATTCAAAAAACCTCATTAAAGAATTGCAACTTAGAGGTGGTGGTGCAAATGAAAAGGTAAAGATAAGTTTTCAGTCCGATTATCCAAACAGGGGTGATCCTCTAACTTTTGAATTCATCGTCGCCGGAATTGAAAATAGGTCAACTAAAGAAGACAGGGAACAATTCTACGTTCTAAAGTGCATATCAGAAGAAGGATATAATGATGCTAGTAGGGTTGCCACAAAAAGATTTGATGGCGAACCACAGGCGGTCTTACAACAAATTTATGATGAGTTTGTAAGTATTGGCAAGGGGTTGGATTTCTTTGGGGTGACATTTAAGAAACCAGAGTTTGTTATGACTGCAAACTACTGGTCTGGGTTTAGGGCGATGAACTACGCCTGCAAACAGAACGCACCCAATCTTCCCTATATGTTGAACGTTTTATTCTTTCAAAGTGACAAGAAAAACTACTGTACTAGTCTGTCACGAATGAGACATGTTTACAAGTCTTCAAGACTTTTGTATGATTATTTTGAATACGTTCCAAACTTAGATTCGGAATCAGGTAATAATAGACCATCTGGGTATAGTTATATACACCCGTTTATTCACCCAAGTTTTAATGTAATGCAGGGTCTGTCAGCACCAGTTTATAGTAACGTAATCGGCGACTTGAACAACGGTTTCATGGGAACGCTTGGTATTGGTTTCGACATGATGAAGAGACTGCCTTATCACATGATGTTTGATTACACGCCGAATCAGGCGGGTGTTCCTGGCTTGCCTCCGGTTGCAGGAAACAAGGCTCTTATCAAAGAGAAGTTTGGCAGTTTCCACCACCTCGCCGATGGTGGGATCAACCCGATTCACGATCAAGTAAAATTCCATCCCTACTCAAACATCAGAATGAAACTTGGCAATCATAATCTCTGGGACGACAAAGAATTTGGATACGAAAAAAAGTTTTTCCAAGATACCGTTTATAGAGATACTGGTATGCAAGAGATTGTCAGAAATCAAATAAGCATCTCGGTGAACGGCAGGACAGATGTTGATTTGGGACAGTTAGTTTATTTGAGATTCCCAGATGTAGGTCCAAAGGGTATGGGGGTAGCAAATGAGGGCGCCCAAGTAGAAGACAAAAAGACTTCTGGTTTATATCAGATCGTTGGTATCAGACACGAATTTAAGTTTGGTGATGAGTTTGACCACCGTATGAAACTAGAGTGTATTAGAGACTCGCATGAGGAACCTTAATAATGAAACAAGGTAGATATCCAGAATTTTCGTGGTGGCAGGGTGTTGTAGAGGACAGGGATGACCCTGCTCTGATGGGAAGATATCGTGTCCGCATTTTGGGATACCACACTCAGAACAAAGAGAAGTTGCCTACTGCACATCTTCCTTGGTCTATTCCCATGCAACCAATTTCTTCTGCCGCTATTTCTGGCATTGGAACTTCACCGACAGGATTGGTTGAGGGTTCTTCTGTTATGGGATTTTTTGCAGATGGACATGAAGGCCAGATTCCTGTTATCATGGGATCGTTTGGTGTTACCTCACACTTGCCAAGAGAAGACGAAACTGGTGCGGTATTACCTATCGACAGAAGTCTCGTAGGATTCTATGATCCAAAAGGTACACACCCACACTATCGATATCCAAAGAGAAAGGTTACAAACAAACAGAAACCAGAACCAGCAGATGGTGTCACTCACTCGAGCGGTAGACCCAGAGAAAACCCAGAGTACAGTGATGATGGCGATGATGTTGGTGAGAACATCTTGCAGGAAGCGGATTCTTCCCGACTTTCTAGGGGTGTCCCAGGCGAACAACCTCACGTTGAAGAACACTACTCTCTAAAGGGTAAGAGAGAGAGTCGAATCACGGATATACCAATTGCTATGCCCAACCTTGTTAGTGGCGGCACAAAACCGAAGGGGTTTACTCATCCAGCTGGACCGGAATTCGGTGAATCTATTGAAATCAAAGACGTAGATTTTGGAATTCGATTCTGGAACGAACCACATCCTCAGCAAACTCCTCCTGATTTTACCGCCGAAGCAGAAAAATCAAAGTCAAAGTATCCATTCAACCATGTTACGGAAACTGAATCTGGTCATGTATTTGAAGTTGACGATACGTTGGGCGCAGAAAGAATTCATGAGTATCACCGCACCGGAACTTTTTATGAGGTTCAACCAACTGGTGATAAAGTCACGAAGGTTGTGGGTGATGATTTTGAAATCGATCTAAAAAACAAATTGATATACATCAAGGGTGATTATACAATGACCGTTGATGGCGACTACTTCTTGAATGTCAAGGGTAGTAAAGTAGAACATATTAGTGGTCACTGTTTCCAGACTGTAAGAGGAACTAGAGTCACTAAGGTCCAAGGTAACGACGAACTAGACGTTGAAAGTACTTCTCATACTCACATCAGGGGAAACAGAAATGTCCAGATTGGTTCTCAGGACGAAAAACAAGCAACGGTATCAAATGATTCTTTAAGAATAACTGGTGATAGAAATGTTAGAGTCAGAGGTAAGATGAAGAACATCGCTATATCTGACAGAAAAGATATCACATTTGGAAACCACAAAATAAACGTATTTCCAAAGTATGAAAATGATTTAAGAGAAATTCTGAAGACGAGTGCAAGTGCTGTTGGGGATACAATAAAAGGTGGACCCAGTGATGAAAAGGCAGAGCTGGGTGAACGTGAATTAAAGAGAAAGTCTAAACTGGAACTTTTTGCACAACAGGATGTTTCTATTGCTACAAGTCCTGTTCCAGACATCGCCTATCCACTAAATCCGTTACCATCAGTTAGTATTGTTACTATGAGATATAACTTGGCTGCAACAATGGACCTATATGAAAAGATTGGACCTACTTCCATGTTTACTGGTGCTGCGTCTATCATTGTAAAGCCAGGATTTGCAACAAGACAGGTGAGTGTTGGAATCAACAATATTCAAGGTGTTGATACCGGACTCTTTACTATTCTGCCTGGCATTCAGAACTTTGTTACTGCTGGTGGAATTACCAATAATGTTCTGTTGGGTGGTATTCACAGCAACGTATTCGGCGGTGTTATGACAAATACTTTGGCTGCTGGTGGAATATTCAACACGATACTTACTGTTGGTGGAATTAATAATTATGTTACTGCTGGAGGAATTAACAGTACCGTGGCCGCTGGCGGAATCTTCAACAATGTTCTTGGTGGTAGTTATCATACTCTTGTCGCAGTAGGTGCAATTGTTTCTACTGCTGTTGTCGGATTAAATGTTATCACTGGTGGGGCGGGTGTTGCGCTTAACTCTGCTGCTGCGATTGCCAGTACTGCTGGTGGGGCGATCACAAATACTGCGGCAGGAGCTGTTGCTATTCAGGCCGGCGCGGCCGCAACAATGACTGCGGTTGGTGCGGTTACTGTGACCGCGACAGGTGCTGGAATATTCGCTGGTGGCACACAAACTACATTGGGTGGCCTAGGGGCGACCGATATCAATGGTAGTGTCATTAATATTGGTTAAGGAATAGTCATATGGTAGGAATTTTTATAACAACTCCACCTTTTCCTGGCAAGAAAGACTCACCAAATTCTTCTGCGTCGAAGGACAAGGTGTCTGGCATCAAACCAGCAAAGCCTAGGGTTCCAATTGAAGTTGGGGTGCCCGATGTAGATAAGGAGCTCGTCGGGCCGCCAGAAGACGATCCTCTTGCATACCCATACTCTAGCGAATCGATTGATAAACAGATCGATGAAATCGCTGCGATGGAAAATCCATGTAATGCGGTTGGTGAATTCTTTGAAGAGTTATCAGATCAAATCGATGAACTTTCTGAGCAATTTGACGAACTAGTAGATTTGTTAGTCGATAAAATATCCAACTTCTTGGGTATTCCCGCAATTGTTGTTAAGTGGGTCGTTGACTATGCACTGTTCAGAGCTGGTCTCAAGAAAGACTTTCAATCGGAAGATGTGTTCAAAGAGATTCAAGCCATGGGGGCGGGGGTAGGCGAAGGTGAGGGCACTGGAGGAGAGCCAAGTGTCGGCGGCGGACCTTCTTTCACAGATGAGTTAAAAGCTCTGTATAAACTGGGAGTGGATTCTTATAATTTCCAAAAAGAAGTTAAAAGAATGCAGAAGAAGTGGGGCGGATTTGATCCTAGTCTGGACCAGATTCTTGCGAATCCATCTGGATTTATAAGAGCTCTCGGTTCTGATTTTGAACGACTTTGCAATATGATCCCAAAATATGAGGCCGACAAGAAGGGGGGCGTCAAGGTAACCAGCGAACAATTTGGTCTTGGATTCCCAATTCCTCTGAAAGAAATATTAGAAGAGGGCGCCTCTCCTTGGATTACAAAATTATTAGATGCTTTAGAAGACTTGGATTTCAGTGGTCTAGAGGCGCATGAACATTATGACAAAATCAAAGATGAAGCTGATGACAAATGTTCCTGCGGTGACCTCTAAAAGAGTATAAATAGTATCATGCCTATAACACAAAACAATCCGACGAAGATTTATAAAGATATCGATATATCTTTTACAAGAAATCCGAATACACTGGACATCTCAAAGAAGGTGGATGTTTCTGCTGTGAAACAAGCTTTGAAATTGTTACTCAATACACAGTATTATGAAAAACCATTCAACCCAGAATTCGGAAGTAACATAAGATCATTATTGTTTGATAATTTTAGCAATGAGACTTCTTCTAGATTGCAGGATGAGATAAAAACTACAATCGATAACTTTGAACCCAGAGTGCGTATCGAATCAATATTGTGTGACCCGAATCTTGACACGCTGGAATATGATATAGTTATTTCATTTTTTATTATTGGTATACAGGGTGTGCAAACATTAGAAACTGTCTTGGAGAGGTTGAGATAATGGCATTTATTTGGATTTCTCCGGGCTTTACTTTTAACGCAACCGAGGGGAATGGTGCAATTACTCCCATTCCTTGCAACGTTACTATTAATGGTAGTACACCAATTCTTGAGGGTAGCGTTGTAGCACCACACGGCACTCACACGGCGCCAATAACAATAGATACTAATTTGGGTCCGTCTACAGTCCTAATCAACGGTTTAAGAATCGCAACACAGAGTTCTGCTGCATCATGCGGAGATGGTATTGATCCTGCTGCGCCCAAAACACTTTCTACAACTGTAACAATATAATAAGGTAAAATAAGATGGCAGTTAAGAATGTCACAGAATTAGACTACGAAAGAATTAGGAGTAGTCTACGAACCTTTTTGCAGAATCAGGATGAATTCTCAGACTACAATTTTGAAGCGTCTGGACTTTCTACTCTTGTGGACTTACTTGCATATAACACGCACTACAATGCGGTACTTGCACACATGGTTTCAAACGAAGCCTTTCTTGATTCTGCTGTAAAAAGAAACTCGGTTGTATCCATTGCTAAGACTATGGGGTATACCCCCAGATCGGCTCGAGCGGCCGCCGCTGTTATGAATATCACCGTATTCCCCTCATCCTTGTACACTAGTTCTACGTTGACTCTGCAAAAGGATAAACTTTTTTCTAGTAGCGTCAACGGCATTTCTTATAATTTTATTCCATCAGAAGATTATACCGTAACAAAATCGGTGATAGATGATGTGCCAGCATTTAGATTTGAAAATGTCAGGTTGGTTGAAGGAACAAGAACCACCACTTCAGAAATTATTAACAGTTTAAATTTTTCTGGACCAGTTGTTCTGATAAACGATAATGTAGACACTACTACAATTAGGGTTAGAGTCCAGAATTCCATTTCAAATCAATCTACGGAAACATTTACCGTTGCATCTAATGTATTAGAAGTTACATCAACCTCAAGCGTTTTTTATATTGAAGAAAGAACAGACGGGTATTATCAAATTCTATTTGGTGATGGTGTTCTTGGTAAAAAATTAGAAGCTGGTAATATCGCAATCGTAGATTATATAGTTACTAACGGTTCTCTTGCTAACGGTGCTAGAGTATTTAACTACCCGTCCAATCTCACTGGAACCGGCGAGACAATCAATGGTACTTTAGTTGATGCATCAGCCGGCGGATTTGAAGCGGAAACTGCTGACAGTATAAGATTTAACGCTCCTCGTTTCAATGCTGCAAAGGGAAGGACAATAACAAAAACGGATTACGAAACAACAATTAAAAACTCTAATCCAAATATCAAGTCCGTGTCAGTCTGGGGTGGGGAAGATAACATTCCTGCCATTTACGGCAAAGTGTTTATTTCAATGCAACCACAACAAGGATATGTAATCAGTGACGCAGACAAACAAACTATTCTTAATGGTGTACTAGAACCAAGAATGCCGGTTGGACTACTTCCAGAATTTGTTGACCCAGAATATGTACAGTTGGGATTGGGAGTTACTGCCACATTCGATGATAAACTTACAACGTTGTCTTCTGATGCACTTAAATCTTTGATTGTTGCTCGGATAGAAAATTTCTTTGACGCTCAAGTTAATCAGTTAAAAAAGAACTTCTATCTTTCCAAACTGACTAGAGAGATTGGATTGGTTTCTGATTCTATTGTTGCGACTAACGTTGAGATGAGACTTATTAAGAAGATTGCTCCCACATACTCAACCAGTACTAGATATGAGGCAACGTTCAATAACAAAATTATGCCTTTAGCAATAAGATCAAATTATTTTACTGTAAATCTAAATGGTTCTAGGACAGAAGTGTCTCTGGGTGATGTACCCAATCCAACCGTTGTTGCTCCAGTATACAGTGGTACAGGTACACTCGTTCTCAAAAGTAAGGCGACAGGAGAGATTTTGGCGCAGGATGTTGGTACAGTAGATTATGATACAGGAAAGATTGATATCACTGGTATCATCATTGAAAACATTACTGGTCTTGCTAACAACGAATTGAGAATTATCTGTACTCCACATGAATCTGCTAGAAATATATCGGTTGATATTCTTGTTAGGTCAACAGAAGAAGCAGATTACGCGGTTGAAGCTTTCCCTGCTAAGAATATTATTTTGCAGTTGGATGATTCTTCTGAAGATGTTGTTGCTAATATTAGGCGGGGACTATCAGTAACAATGATCCCAAGAGTATCCGATGAATAAAGTTTCTACATTCAAAGAATTCATTGAATCTATTTCTATAGATTCTGCCGGCGAATTTTATTTTGGGTCGCCTGGATTAGTAATTCCTCCTCCAGATAGGGGCCACGGAAATCTCGTTCAAGCAACGGGAACGGTTTCTCTTGACAGTTTTGGAAGCATATCTTCCGTAACTATAACAGAATCGGGCGACGGATACACTACACCACCTACACCATACATTGTTGGGTTTCCCTCACAATATGGAATCACTTCTGGTCTTGCTTTATATGGTTTTGGATACCATGACAGTATTCCAGTAGAATCCGATTCAACGGATGGCGAAGGTATGACTGTCAATGTCACCATCGATTCCTTTGGTTCAGTAAGTCTTGTTACTGCTTCCAGAGGAAACTCTTCATATACGGTTGGTGACACAATAACAATCCAACCGAATTTGATTGGTGGAAACATAGATGAAGACCCGATCACCGCTCAGATAACAAAAATCAATGGTGGAACGACAGCAATATTAAGTTCTACAATATCAAAATTAAATGCTGGTGACGTTTACGTTCAACCAAAAATTTCTCCATTTGTCGGAAACCAACTTCCAGAAGTTTTGCAAGTAGACTTCCCGCTCTTTAAGACTTTCTTTGAAAAATACTATCAGTTCTTAGAACAAACAAATACATCGGACAGTACCAATCACGGACCATTGAAGGTACTTCAAGATTTTCTTAGCAAACTTGATGTTGACTTTAACGATGATGGTAGTCCAATCACCGATGACAATTTCCTAATAGAATTTTTCAAAGACTATGCTAAAGACTTTCCTCTGAAACAGAGCGCAAAGTTATCAAGAGTTATCAAAGATATCAATTCGTTCTATACTGCAAAGGGTAGTCCAGAAGCGATCAAATATCTATTCAAAGCTCTGTACAACGAAGATGTGGGTGTAGTAAACTCTGGTCAATTTATTCTTAGACCTTCATCAAACCAATTTACTCAAGACTATGTTATTAAAGTTTTTGAATCAGAATCGAATCCAAACAACCCCTTGGAGTTGGAAGGCAGGAGAATCGACCTCCACTATTCTGTTTCCGAGGGGGCTTCTACACAGAATTTAATTAAAACTACTACAGTAAAACGAGCTACAAAAATATCATACACCAACCCGCAAACATTTGAGTTGGTATTGGACTTACCTCCCAGTTTTACTCTGGTTGGGCCCGGCGTTGGACAAGATGGATATGACGATCAGTTGTTTGCTTATGTCTGCGGTAACGTTGGCACGATAACCGGCACTGGTACTGGTGGAATTTTTGAAAATCCCAGTTCCAGCGTAGTCGATGGAACATACACAATTACCGAGTCCGATTACACATCTTATCTAGATGTTGAATATCAAAATAATGTTGAGTATCCAAAAGGGACGTATGTCACGGCAAACGGTAAACTGTACGTTACTGTAAACGAAGGGACAACTGATTCGTCTGGTACTGGACCCACACATGAAAGTGGAGAAGTCTTGAACGGAACCTCAAAGTTTCGATTCCTATCTTTTGATGACCACAAGACAACATCAAGCACTGGCGCAGAATTTGAAGTAGTAATCCAAGGAAACTCCATAGATAGTGTCACTGTTAATTCAGTTGGCAGTAATTATGTTCTTGGTGAAATTTTTGAAATACCAACAACGGTATTTGGGGGCGCTGGAACGCCTCCCGTAAAGTTTAAAGTTGGCACAATTACTTCTGGTAAGATAGACCACGTTCTAATTACTGATGGTGGTACTGGATTTAGTGCAAATCCTGGCGTGACGATTAAACCAAACCCAGCTGATACTATCTTATCCGATGCAGCCATTTCAACAAGAATAACTGATGGTGTTGTCACTTCTACCTCGTTCATCTCAAACGCTAGAGGGATTGGATATAACAACCCACCAGAACTCAAAATAAACGTTGCTAATCTGTTTTCTTATATCACATTAGAAGGTGAAGAAGAATTAAAGGCTTTTCCTACTAGAGTTTTAAATGGTTCTACTTTCAATACAATATCTCCATCATCTTCTACTACGAATGGTGGTTTTAATATTGGTGATACTTTCAAAGTATCGGAAACAGGATCAACTCTTGGCCAGTATGCTATAGATTACTTCTTAGAAGACTACACGATTAGTGGCGCCACTAATAATGGATATATCAAAGTTACTGCTTTAAGTGACAACGGATACCCAAGTGAATTTGAAGTAATTGCTGTTGGCGCTGGATACTACAGAGCTGACTTCAAATTTGATATTGTTTCTGACTCAGATCAAACTTGTACAATCGACGTAACCACTGGATATAATGCGCTTCTCGCTGGTGTGTTTAAAGACGCCGGAAGTTTCTTGTCAGATGCAAACAAAGTATTTGATAACAGAATTTACCAACACTTCTCATATGAAATTGAGAGTGAAAGACCTCAGGCCGAATGGGATGGGTATGTCAAAAGAGCTGCTCACCCAATTGGATTTGGTGTCTTTGGAAACTTGCAGATTAAACAAGATGTTGATTTGTCCTCAAACTTTGTTGTTGAGACTGATGTCTACATGTTCTTCAAATATCCAGAAATTGAAGAGATATTGATTTCGGATGATGACTTTGCGAAAGATATGCACAAACCCTCGATTTCGGATTCGATATTCCCAGGCGATGGTCTGTCAACCAGACAAAATATCGGAGTGGTGGTCAACAAATTTGATGTTACTCAGGGCAAAACCGATTCCTTTGAATTGTCAGATGAGTTTGGGCCCTATACACTGCAAGGTACGGAAGTACAAAACGTCTACGCTACCGAGGATGGAACTATCTTGGGAGCTCCATACTTCTTTGTCCACGGGGATAGGGAAGATGATTACATAGAAAGATTTGCGAATGGTGATTACTTCTTAGAAGACTATGTAGAACAAGGAAACCCATTCAAAGATATTGAGATGGTGCTTGACTCCACTACTACTGGCGGATATGCTACCGACTATTTCTTAGAAGATTATGCATTGGTTTTAGATGCAGACCCAGAGAGAGGAACAACACTTGTCTTTATAGATGATGCTGTTTCTAGTTTAAGTGTTCACATCGAAGTTGCAGGTGGCGTTTCTCCTGTAGATGGATTATATGCTACTTCAGATGGTACACTTACCGGAGACCCATACTTCCTCCAAAATCCAGATTCTGCCGACGATTATGTGCGCCGAGTAATTCCGAGTGGAGACGAAATAACTTTAGACGATTCGAGTATTACAGTCGCCTTCATTTTCTTCAGAACTTCTCCGACAGACTTTGACGAAGAATCTGTAACTATAGATGACACGGCAGTGCCAGAATTGAATAGGGTTCTTGCAGAAGATATCTTGTTTGCTGATGCGTTTGATCGATTTGAGATAACTACAGAACAGTCAGACACCATTAACATCGATGACTCTACTGTGTTTGATGTCACCAGACCTGTTACTGACACATACGATGTAGATGATTCTACAGAATTTGATGTGACTACAACTGCTGTTGATACGATGAACATGCAGGACATCCCATCGGTTGAAGCTCAACCAGTTACCACAGATACATTTGCACTGGCTGACTCCCTAGACAAATTTGACATTGGTGTTGGACCGAGTGATACAATCGCATTCGGAGATGGCACAAGTTTTGAAGTAGCGACTTCACCGACAGAAACTCCAAATGTAAATGAATCAACAGAATTTGATATTACTACCGGAACTACGGATACATTTGGTGCCGCTGATAGTGGTAGTTTAATATCTCAATCTTATATGGAAGACTTAACATATTTTGCTGAAGATTATGTTGCAGATTCCGTAATTAACTTCTAGAAACATTATAAATAAGAAGATCACAGGCAAAACAAATCCCCAAAGGAGATACAAATGCAACATTCTACTGCCTTAAATGCCAAAGGTCGTTTGACCATTCAACAGTTTGATAAGGAAGGCAACCTTATTCACACAGAAGATACGACTAACGTTGTTGTTAGTGACGGTCTTGATTATATCACCGAGCGTATGAAAGACGCTACTACAACTGTCATGTCTCACATGGCTGTTGGTTCTGACAACACTGCTGCTGCAGCTGGTGATAGTACCCTTGGAGTGGAACTTGGTCGAGTCGCTCTTACATCAACAACCGTTTCCAGTAATACTATTACCTATGTCGGAGATTTTCCTGCTGGTACTGGTACTGGTGCTGTCGTTGAAGCCGGTGTCTTGAATAACGTTACTGGTGGTGATCTGCTTTGCAGAACAGTATTCTCAGTAGTGAATAAGGCTGCCGCGGATACGTTAAAAATTACTTGGACGCTGACTGTAAGCGACTCCTAATCTTAATTTTTAGGAGTTTGCCGAATGGCTATATTAATACGAGACCAAGCAAGGGTACAACAGGCAAGATCATTTTATAGAGATATCTACAATGACAATGATAGATATTTCTTAGCTGCCTCGCGTACCTCCACTTGGACAGTAGACACCGATCCTGACACCTCTTTTGATAACAGGATCGACATGTCACAATTTCGGAGAGACATTCTTTTTGTAAAGAAGGTCCAAAACTCCGATGTAGCCATGCTTGCTAGAAGGATCGATTGGGTAAGTGATACAGTGTATGACCAGTATGACGATGCACTGACTCCAACCAATACTTCCAACTCTGGTGCAACATCACTTGATGAAGCAAACTTTTATGTTCTTACAGAAGATTTCAATGTCTACAAGTGCATGAATAATAATTTTAATGCACCGAGTACAACGAAACCGTCTAGTACAGGAACAGAAGTTTTTGAAACTGCTGATGGATACCAGTGGAAGTTTCTATTTCAAATAGGTGCTTCTGATAGAACAAAGTTTCTGTCCAGCGCTTATATGCCAGTGAGAAAAGTTTCTGGTGGAGGAGAACCGGACTTTGATGTAAACGGCGAGATTGATAATATTTCCATCTCTAATAGTGGCGCTGGATATACAAGTTCTCCGATTGTTACTATACAGGGAGACGGCATTGGTGCTGTTGCCACTGCTACCGTTTCCGGTGGAGTGGTGACTGCGATTACCATCACAAATGGTGGTTATGGATACAGTTTTGCAGACGTTGTTTTGACGGGTGGTGGTTTTACCACACTGGCGACAGCTGATGCTTTGTTGGGGTCTACCGAATCCAACACACTTCAAGGTCCAGTAGAATCCACTGCGGTGAGAGGAACGATTGATAATATCATTATTGATAATATCGGACAAGACTATGTAAACGGTGACGCACTAGTTAAGATCGAAGGTGATGGTCAAGGCGCCCAAGCAGCATTGGTAATCAATACAAACGGAAACGTCGAGTCGATATCGATTACTGACCCTGGCGTTGGATACACGAAGGCTACGGTAACACTTACCCAAACTTTGGGTTCTGGTACTAATGCTTCCTTTAGGGCAATCATTGCTCCTTGGGGTGGACATGGTTCAAACCCACAACAGGAATTATTTACCAGAAGGGTTGGTATTACCATATCCTTTGATAACGACTCACAAGATTTGATTACATCCAATGATTATAGACAAGTTGGATTGTTGAAGAACATACATCCGTATGGAAACACAACACTTTTCAATGACGCAACGGGTACGGCCTGTTTTACAGTTGGCACTTCAACCCCAACCAGTTTTGCTCCAGATGATAACATTACAACCGATAGTCAAGGAGAATTCTTAGTTACTCAGATCAGAGATGCAAACGAAGATCAGACAGACGATACCGTTTACTTGCAAGAGATAACTGCTGGTATTGCAGAGTCAGATACTTTGACAAATAACACACAAGACATCACTGGACTGACTATAAATAGTAGTACTCTTGCGAATCCCGAAATAGATGTTAGATCGGGAGAACTTTTATATTACGACAACAGAAAACCTATCACCAGAGACGAAGATCAAGTTGAGACGGTGAAGTTAATCTTTACGTTCTAGGGAAAAAAGATGGCAATCAATTTAAATGTATCTCCATACTATGATGACTTTGATGCAAATAAAAAGTTTAATCGTGTGGTCTTCAAACCCGGCGTTGCCGTGCAGGCTCGCGAACTTACTCAAATGCAGGATTACTTTTATGAAACCATAAAAGACTTTGCAGAACATTTGTTTGTTGATGGAGCCGCGGTCAGTGGATGTGAAGGAAGTATCAATCTTCTGGAATACATAAAAATATCTGACGTTGATAATGCGGGAGTTACTGTTTCAAACGACTCTCTAGAATCATATACTGGAGACGCGGTAATTGGCAGCGTAACTGGAATTAGGGCAAATATTACGGCGGTCAAGTCTGGGTTGTCCACCAATGTCACAGCAAAGAAGATTCTTTACTTAGATTATAAAGTAGGTAATACCGATGGCGCCGGCGACAACACCAACAAAAGATTTGATGCTGGTGAGACTCTTACTGTAGTATCCGACGATTCCGATAGAAACGGCGATACGTTTGTTGTAGACACTAATACAAACTTTGATAGTTTTACAGAAAATTTTTATGGACTGGCAATGGATTTTGTTATTCCAGAAGGCGTTTTGTTTATTCAAGGTAAGTTTGTAAAACATGAACGACAAATTATTAGACTTGATGATTACAGTGCTCGAGTAAATTATTTTATTGGTGTAATTCTCAAAGAAGAAATTGTCACCTCAGATTCAGATGGGACTTTGCTAGACCCAGCGACAGGAGCTTTTAACTACAATGCCCCAGGCGCGGATCGAACAAAGATTACAACCGTCATTGAGAAGGTTCCTTTTGGTGCAGAGTTTGCAAACAATACCTATTATGACTTAGGCCAACATGTTTCCTTTGATGATAAACTGTATGAAGTTACAACAGCTGGTACTACTGGAGCTCTTGATGAGTCAAACCCAGGCCCAGTACACACATCCGGTTCACAAACTTTCGGCAGTGCGACTTTTACTTTCTTCCCATTCCCAGAAGACTTTACCGCTGTGTACAAGGTGCAAGACGGTGCCATTGTCAGGAAACTCAATCCAGAGTTGAAGGAGTATTCTAGACTTGGTGTAACTCTTGCTGAAAGAACATACGAAGAGTCGGGCAACTATGTAGTTGAACCGTTCACTCTGGAGTTGTTAGAACACCTTAAAACAGTCAAGGGGTCTACATTCAATACTTCAGTTAATACCACTTATGCGTCAAATCAGTTTGTAAACCATAACGGCAATCTGTATTATTCTTCTAACACCGGGCCGGCCGAAGCAGCTGCTGGAGCGCCTCCGGTTCACACTAGTGGCACTGTAACTTCTGGTGAAGTAAAATTTACCTATGCGGGAGACTCGTACAGATTTGATAATAGTGGTGTATATCTCTCAAATGATCCTATCAACCCAGGCGATCCAAATGCTTTGGTTGCTAAGGTCTCGCCAGGCGTTGCATATGTAGATGGATACCGAAGAGACTTTGGTGCTGGTGAAGCAAATACATATTTAAAAGTTAGAAAAGGTGTCGCCACAGAAACAAAAGAAGGACTAGATACTAACCTCGGATATGGAAACTATTTTGAGTGTAGAGAAGTTTGTGGCGATTGGAGTATGGAAGCGGGCGATACGATTGGCATCTATACCAACCAGACAGTTTCCGGTGGTTCATTTGCCGTCGGTTCCCAGTACCAAATCGTTACAGCGGGTACTACCGACTTTACGCTGATCGGTGCCGCTGACTCTGCTGTAGGAACTATATTCACCGCTTCGGGCGCTGGTACTGGATCGGGTACTGCTGCTCTGCTTTCTGGTGCAGTCACTGACGGTACATTCTCTTCAACTGCTGCACCAGCTACATCTGACAAAATTGGCCAGTGCCGAGTCAGAAGTATCAAACTGTTAAATGGAACACCAGGCGATGCCGCTTCTAGATACAGAGTATTTGTCTATGATGTAAAAATTACTAGAGGTAATATAACAAATGCAAGAACCTTATATTACAATGGACTTTCTGGTGGTTCTTTTGCAAACATCATTTTAGAAGCCGGAATAGACATTGACGGTGATCCCATTGTCTTTGCTGATTTAAAGGGCCGATCACACAACAAGATGGTATTCCGATGTCCTTGGAGATCAACGAAGACTCTTTATGCTGAATCAGGAAATACATTAGACACCCAGTATTACTACACGGAGGAGTTTTCGGGACTCAGTACCGACAATGCTGGCACGTTTCAAGTGTCCATTGCTGGTCTAGGTTCTGAATTTAGTTTCCCATATTCTGCCACTCCCACTGCTGCTCAGATGACCGATTCGTTCTATCTTGTAAACAGAGGGAATTCGGTTACTATAAGCGGTGTAGTATATCCGCCTGGCGCAATTATTCCCATGACCCCCTCTATGGTTACTGCTTTTGCTTTTGACCAAATGGATTTTGACCTCACATCAGGTGGTGGTGTAGGAGCTATGAGCGGTGCTGCTGACTTATATTTACAAGTCAAACTGAAAGTAACTGATGCCGTTCCGGTCACAAAGAACTTAAACACTTCACGGTATGTTAAAATCCGCACAGTAGATAATGCTGGTGGTGCATCTGGTCCTTGGAGTCTTGGTGTTTGTGATGTCAATGAAATTGAAGCTATCTATGTTGCAGACGGTGAAAGACAAGGCGGACACTTTGATGACGCTGACAATCCAGTAAACTTAAAAGATAGTTTTAACTTGGACAATGGTCAACGTGACAATCTTTATACTCACGCCAGTATTTCTAAGAAGGGTACAGAAGCAATTGACTTATCAAATAAGTTGATTACGGTCAAATTTAGTCACTTTGACCCAGACTACGATAGTTCCAACGGAACATACTTTGCTTTTGATTCTTATCCAGTTGACGATACTGGTGCTACTGGTATATACTCACACGAAGTACCGTACTACAGATCAGAACTTTTCGGCACAATGGATTTGAGAGACTGTATTGACTTCAGACCATATGTTAAAAATACTGCCGCTAGTTCTCTAACATTGGCTGGTGCTACACAGAACCCCTATAGGACCGAAGACTTGGATTTGCCTAATAATGGTATTCAATATCCGATTCCAGCTACTGCTTTCACCACTGACGTAACATATTACCTACCTAGAATCGACAAAGTTTTCATTGACAAGTTTGGTAGAATGACGATCAAAGAGGGTCTATCAGAAGCTAAGGCTAAACCCCCTGTATTGAAACAGGGTATGCAAATAGCACAAATTTACATTCCTCCGTTCCCGTCTATTTCCAGAAAAGTTGCGATAAAATATGGCAAACTGGAACAGTCTGCAACCTTTGAACTACAAGGACAAACTAAACGATATACCATGGCTGACATTGGTAATATCGCAAAAAGAATTGATAGGTTGGAGTATTATCTTGCATTATCTCTGATGGAAATGAGTGCAAAGGATACACAATTACTAGACGCTAACGGGAACGACAGATTTAAGAACGGTATCTATGTCAACGCATTTGATAGTGACCTTCTTAGTGATCTTGCTGACCCCAGCTATAACTGCGCTTACGACTCTATAGCAAAACTAGCAGAACCAAACTACGAAGAAAGTGATGTTGATCTAGTTATTAACCCAAATCACCAGAGTTCTACTTGGAAATTTATGGGGCAACACATAACAAGACCTTACGTTAAAGAGGGATTGTTTGAAAATCGTTTTGCTACTAAGACTAGAAATTGTGTTGGAGAATTGTTGTTCAACTATACTGGTAAGATGGAGTTGTTCCCAAGATCGGACAACTTTGCTTCTACTAGTACAATGGAACCGATGAACCTCACTTCCAACAACCAAGCAGCTGTACAAGCTGCAGCTGCTTCTGTGAATGCCTCCAAGAATGTTATTGGTACTTCTAGTGCTATCACTACCGGCGCAGTTGCTGGAGTGCCTGGTTCTTTTTCTGGCAAACAAACTACGACAACAACCAACTTTGAACCAGGCGGTGATGGTGCCTTTAAAATGGAGAGTGAGGAAGTATTTAACCCTCCTCTGCCAGCAGGATCAACCACCCCAAACAACCCAAATGGATGGTTCGAGAAAATTGAAGACGGCAAAAAAACAACAACAACAACTGGTAACATCGATGTTAGTGGTTCCTTTGATACTACAACCACAACTTCAAGTATCGTGCAGTCAACAACAGAATACCTATTAACTGCTTCTGCTAAATCAGCTGGTTCATTGGAGTTTAATATAGGTGATGTAGTAAGAGATGTTTCTCTCTTGCCGTTCATGCGAGCCAAAGCAATTGGAGTCAGATGTTCTGGATTGAAACCCAAAACTAAACTGTATTGTTTCTTTGATGACGTAAACGTAACAGAATTCTGTGAGTCAATGCGTGTCAGATCAACCTCTGCCGGGCCTGGATTTGATGATTCTATTGGTCTGGCTTGGCCCACTAGTAGACAGACAAGTATTAGAGAAGTTCTTTCTAGCGGATGCACTTTCAATTCGGGAGAAACGATTGATGGTGTTGTCAATTTCCCCGATGTAATTAAGACCGATGACGCGGGTGATTGTGCATTTACTCTTAATCTGCCAGGCGATAGATTCCCTGTTGGTACTAGAAGAATCTTTGTTGTAGATGACCCTACGAATAGAAACAACTTTATTACTACGATGGCAGAGAACCAATATTCCGCATTTGGTATGCACCAAACAACGCAGGAAGTAAGTTTGACTGCCGAGTTATATCAACTAGAGTATGGTAGTACTACGGGTGGTACGAGTAGTGCTGTTGTTGGTACTACAGTAACTGGTGTTGAAAATAGTGCAGCTACAATAAGTGTCGATATCACAGACGTAGAGACCACGATTGATGTAACCAACCCAGTATATGTATTCCACCCGCCAATTAGGTTTGGCGATCCTATTGCACAGTCGTTCGCGGTAGATCAGTCACCGACAGAAGTATTCTTATCTAGAGTTAAGGTTTGGTTCAGATCAAGACCAGGCGAAAAGGACGGAATTTCCAATCTTGATACCAGCCCAATCAACACTGGTACTGGTAGAAAACTAACGATGGAAATCAGACAGTGTAATTCAGCTGGTTATCCAACAAATGTTGTGATTGGCAGATCAACACTGCCTTACAACGCGATCAAAACTACACCCGACCTGTCTGGTGGAAACGCTACAAACTTTGACTTCAGAGATGAGTTTTCTACGAACTTTGACTTTGGTAAGGGTCCAGATTTAAGCTCGTTCAGAACTGGGAATGTTGCTGACTTTAGAATTGGTCTTTCACAAGAAAGTCTCCAAAAACCAGTTGTTCTTGATCCAACCAAAGAATATGCTTTTATTATAATTCCAGAGAATAATGATCCGAATTATGACATCTGGTGTTCTAAGTTGGGTGAGACTAAAATTGGTACTGCAGCAGATAGAGTTACCGCAGAAGAAGCTTTCTCTGGAATTCTATTCACATCTGCTAATAACAGAACGTGGACTCCACATCAACAGGAAGATTTGAAGTTTGTTATGTATGCATGGACATTCCCCACTGGAACTGGTGAGGTTGAATTCGTCAACGAACACGCAGAATTTGTAAGTGCAAAAGACTTTATTGGTGGCAAACCTGACAAGAACGAGCCAGGAACTTGGTATAGTTTCAAGAACTCGATTGGCAACGCAGGAACTGGATACAGTGTCGGTGATGTAATCAATATAGACTCTTCCACGAAAACTAATGTACCGAGTGGAATTAAGTTTGAGGTACTAACTGTAGGTGGCGGTGGCGAAGTTCTGACGATTAAAGCACTCCAATATTCTGATGGTTCTAACGCCAGTTACAGAAATTGGCCTTACACTTGCGGTGTAGACAGTATTGGCCAAGGCAATTTCGAGTTTATCAACGGCGATCTCAGCACCCTGCTTCCTGTGCCTTGTCAATCAGACGTTGTTTTTGCACAAGGATCTACCACTGGTAGTGGTGTTGGATTTACTGTCAATATGCGTCCCAAGAAGATGTTAATGAAAAAAGTGGATAACGTGTTGGATAGATACGACTTCATTCTCCCAGACGCACCCTTTGAAAGAGAGGTTGATGTCACTGCAATCCTAAACGGAGATACTTCACTGTTACCTCAAGTTGATGATTTGTGGTTCCAAAGAAAGATTGGGATAAAATCATTCTATATCAAAGAGGCTGGTCTCAAAAAGATTATTAATGTCACTAGAACAAATATGACGCTCAGGGATTATGACTCTACTGATACTCAAGTTTTCCGAGCGGTTACAAATTCGTCCGGTGTCAACCAAGCAGGTAGTACATTCACGCCGATGATTCCGACAATGTTGATGCCCACTAATCAAGAATGTGCTGTATATTCTCTCAGTGGAGAATTGGGATTCGCCGTAGGTGGAAACATCATGGAGAAAAAGAGTTACCGACACAGGGTTCAACTCAGTAATGCTGTATCGACAGTATCACCAATATTAAATCCATCTAGAACTTCTGCTGAAGTTAGAGAGTACTTGGTGAACAACGATTATGCAAATGAAGAGAATGCTGCTGGTGGTAATGCTAGGGCTAGATTTATTAGTAAGATTGTTAGACTGGCAGACGGACAAGAAGCAGAAGATATTCATTTGTCTGTTGGACAATTTACTCCGCCTGGATCAGAAGTTAAGGTATATTTTAGGGGAGTAACCGCTCACGACGATATTGATATTAGGAGAGAGAAGAATTGGGTTGAGATGGTCTTTGGTTCAAATAACCGAAATGGTTCTCTAAACAACAACTCATTCGTAGATATGGAATATAAACTACCTCAGACTTCACTGTCCGGTGGTAAGTATTTTTATGACACCAGTAGACTCAACCCAACCGCTCTAGTTTTGAATGGGGGTAGCGGGTATAGTTCTTTGGACGAGGCTACCGTCTTTGTTGATGGAGGCACAAGTACTGATATTGTGTTCAGAACCATAAATAGTGGAGTCCTACAGGGAGATTTTGATGTATTGAACCCAGGCGCCAACTTTAATGGGGTCGCGCCGACTATCAAGATTGGATTGGATCATCAGGGTAGTGAAACATATCCAGTAAATACTGTTGTTGCTGATACCGATACTACTGCTGGGGTAGAAAGAATCTACAGATGTATAACGCCTGGTACAACCAATGCATTGTCTGAGAACACAAACCCCGGCCACGCACTTGATGGTTCTGCTCTCAATGACACCGCATCAGACGGGACTTGCGTTTGGCAGTATATTGGTGATAGGGCAACATTCACCCCCAGTAGTATTCAACTAGAAACTGTAACACACACCGGATTTAAATATTTCCAGTGTAAGATTGTATTACTTGCATCGAACACTTCTGTGATACCAAGACTAAAACAACTGAGAATGATTGCCTTGCAAGCTGGTGTACAGGATAGTGCATAAATAAAATGGACATGGACAATAAAGTATCAAGGAAACACTTTTCTAGAGATGAAGGTTCTGGCGCATTGTTGTCTGTTGACAATGATGCCCTTGCTGCATACAAACAACGTATTGCAAAACAACAGATATCGAAAAGAAATATTTCCAAAATGTCAGATGATATAAATAGTCTGAAAGAAGAATTTCAAGAAATGAAAGACCTCTTGATACAAGTTACTAATTCTTTAAAACAAAATGATAGATAGGGACTAAAATGGCTACGATAACTTTAAGGGCATCGAAGGGGTCTCCGCTCACTAACACCGAGGTGGACACCAACTTTACGAACCTCAATAATGCAAAATATGAGAGTGGTGATAATGCATCTTTCGGAACACTGACGGCATCGGGTAATTTAACCCTTGGTGTTGCCGCGGCAGTTTCTGCCGCTGGTGCTGATGCAGCTACCGCTACTGCACTCACAAAAACTTACAACATCATCTCGACTGCTTCTTCTGGTCAGGGTGTTGTACTTCCTGCTGCTACTGCTGGATTGCTTGTAAACGTCTTTAACACTAGTGGTAACACTGTTAAGGTTTACGGTAACGCAGGAACAGAGACTATTGACGGATCAACGGCCGTCGATCTGGTAACTGCTAATGGTTACGAATTAATTGCTACGGGTACTGGTACTTGGAGTCAGGTTGGTTCCGGTGGTAGTAACGTAGAAGATTTCACAATCAACGGTACTGCTGAACTTCTGGGCGACTTGAAAATTGGCGTAACTGCTAACGTATCTTCTGCTGGAACGAATCAATCTGATGCAACTGAACTCACAGAAACTTTCAACATAATTACTACTGTTGGTGGTTCTACGCAGGGTGTTAAATTGCCTACCGCCGCGGCGGGGTTGTCAATCATTGTGACGAATACCACAACGACCGATTGCGAATTGTATCCGAATACTTCAGATTCTATTGAGGGTGGTACTGCAAACATTGCTGTTACTCTTCCCGCAAAAACTACATTTACTTTGACATGTAAAGATGCTACTGATTGGATTAAACACAGAAGTATTGCTGTATATAATTCTAGTGGCACTTTGATTAACTAAGGAGTTAGAAATGGCTGGTCCAATAACACTTGAAGCTGGAAGCTATCCAGTAGCCGCTGATGGGTTACAGGGATTTCGTGAACTGACAGCAACTCAAATTAGGGAACAGATCGCTGGTGTTATTACCCAAAAGTTTGCTACTGATACGGATGGGTCTGGTACTGCTGAACTGAATGTTGTCACTGGAGGTTCTGCTGGTTCTGATGAGATTGGTACTTTCTCAGACAGAGCAAGAACGGAATCCGTGGGAACTCACCCCGCAGCTGGCACTCTCACTACAACTACATTTCGTTTCAATCAACCCGTTGCGAGTGTGAGTGAGTCCGGTCAAATCAGACCATTGCGATGGACAAACACATCCGTAGATGAAATGACGGACGGAGAAATTGATTCCGATATTTTAGACGAAGTTATCCAGGCAATGGCAACGGAATCTGCTAACACAGTAGGACAGTATAAAATCGATACTTCTACCCCTTCTGGTGGAACGTGGACCGCTCGGTATACTATCCCAGATACGCAAACCGATGGCACTACCGTAGACTATTATCTTTGGCAAAAAACTGCGCCGACAACGGATGCAGGCTCTGATACCAATATGCTTCTCCAAACTGATGTAGATGGTAACATTGATGAGATGGCAGACGCTGATGTAGAAACTCTAGTTCCTGCTTTCAGAAACAGAATCATTGCTTCTGGTGTTGGTACATATTTACTACAAACTGGTTCTCCGACTGCTACTGGGACTTGGGCTCAGATGGGTGGAACCATGACCGACCAAGTTAAAGACATTGTTTCAGAAAATTATTCTGGTGAATATGCTGGTTCCTATGTTGGATACTATGACAGAATATTCAACGGATTCTTGGAAGGTGCCTATGCTGGTACATACTCAGGAACTTACTACGGTGAGTATGCCGGTAACACTATTCAAACTTCTAGTTCTACTCAGGAAACGAAACAACTCTTTATAAGAACTGCTTAACCATTTGACATATATACTAGATGAGTGTTATAATGCACTCATAGTATTTTTTATAGTATGAGGAATATCATGGAACCCCAACCAAAATATCGCAACCCCCGCTGGATCAACAAAGAGAACCGCAGAGTTTTCTGTGAGATTCTTATTGGTGACGTTTACCGCCCCTGTAACATCAACGTTGGAAATCCAGAAGAAGGACTAGTCAACAAAGACTTTGATGCGATCATGGAAGAGTTTGGAGAAGAGGTGTTGAATGAGAACACCAAACTTCACAAAGAAGGTGTTGACGAAGAACATAAGAAAAGAGAAGAGATGCAGGAGGTTCATGTAAACAGGGTGAAACAAGAAACTCTGTTTGAAATGAAACTGCAAGCATTTGAGTCCGAGTACATCAAAAACTCTGACAACAAAGAATTCAAAAAACTTCTTAGAAAATCAAAGTCACTCATCGAAGTACAAGCAATCGCGACTATTCTTATTCAAGAAGAACTCAATAAGTCAGAATGAACGGATATCTATATGTAGCGACAGTCAGATATGAATATTATCTGGCTGCGAAAGAGTCTGCCCTGTCCCTTCTAGATTTTCACCCAGAAGCTAATATTTGTTTATTTACTCTACCAGAATGGGTAGAAGAAGAAGATCATGAAATATTTGATCGCATTGTCACGGACATACCCAATCACACTAGAACAAAACTATGGGCTCTATCAAGAACACCATATGATCTGACACTCTATGTAGACTGCGACACATGGGTTCAGAGTGAAGACATCCAAACTATATTTAATTATATTGAAGACAATGATATAATCTTCACTCGCAATCGACCCTACAATTCAAAGATCACTCAACTAAATGAAGAAGAAGAGATGATCTACCATTGTGGCATTTTTCTGTACAGGAAGAATATGCAGATAGTTGAGTTGATGGACGATTGGTATGAATACTATTGCAAACAGATCAACAGAGATCACGATATGAGTCCGTACCCAGAAAAGGCCAGACCTTGGGATACGTTTACCATGTGGTACTTACTAAATAAAACTAAACATAAAGATACCATAAAGATAGGAGATTTTCCATCACCAGATGCGAGGTGGAATTTTTGTATGGGGCAAAGGCCAGAAGAGTTAGAAGGTCAAGATGTAATCATCACTCACTACAGCTTAGGAAATGTCACACTAAATGAGAAGCATACCAATAAATCAAGAGCTGCACAAGTTTCTTGACGATTATATTTCTTGGTTCAATAAGAAAGATTTTAAACTCCCAACCGAAGAAAACCACAAGGACGGTTTGGGGATGGATTACTATTGTTCCAAGGAATATCTAGACACCGTAATAGAAAAAGGCAAAGATCACAGAGGTCCGCCAGAGTTTGGTATTACATGCAGTTTGCAAAGAAATACAAATGTACCAGAAGATGCTAGATTAAAGTCACTGGAGTTTTGTTCTTCCCTATCTTCTTATCTGGGAGCAAAGTATACTGCGGTACATGTATACTATCCACCAAACGGATTCATGTCGTGGCACTGTAATTGGGATTGTCCCGGCTACAATATTCTATTATCTCATAGTGACGGTGGTGGATTCTTCAGATACCTAGAAGATGGTGAGATCAAAAACACCCAAGACCCAGCTGGATGGTCTGTTAAGGTGGGATATTATGGTAGTAAAGATGAGACACCATATTGGCACTGCGCGGGGTCAACTAGTCCTAGACAAACTATTGGATTTGTTGTTCCAGATAAAAATATGTGGGAGATGATGGTAGAGGATATTAGTGCAGAATGAGTTTGATGCACAAAGAAGGCGATCAACTCTGGCCAAAAGTTAAAACCGTTGACGATGGACGGGTTGTTGGTTATGAATCTAACAGCATCACCGAATATTTGTTATCCGACAATCCAAATTTTTCTAGCTACAATGAACACTATGGTCACCGAATATCATATGACTTCAATTTTGCTGGACACAGAACACCAAAAACTTTTGATAAAACAAATCACTTCTTAGTTGTAGGTGGTTCTCAGACCTTTGGTATTGGAGTTCCAGAAGATAAGTGCTACCCATCAATTATTGCAAAAGGTTTGGGTATGGACTATTACAACATGTCTTTGCCTGGTGTGCCGCATGACATAAACATTTCAAATCTATTATGGTATCTATCCACATACTCTCCCAGATTTATATTGTGGGAGTGGTTATTCGATTCAAGAAATTATATAATTCTTCCGCATATGGATGATATGGTTCTCCCTCTTATTTCAACCCATGTACAAAAATATGAAGAGGTGTTTGATCTGCGTGGACTGTCGGAATTTTTTCTGTCTTGCAATGACATTGGATATAATAAATCTCGCAGATTGCTGCATGAGATGGCATTAAAAAATATTTCTAATATGCATCAAGTCTATCAATTTGATTTCAACAAGGACTTTGAAGTAAATTCCGTTGACGTTGGCAGAGAAGGATTCCACTACGGAATTGATACTCACCAATCAATTGCAGACAGTTTAATCAAAAGAATCCTTCCTTCTGGCCGATAATCATAAACCTATCGTATTCTTTTTTTCCGTCCCAAGAGTGATAAGTTTGTTTGATGGTGCCCTCAAATTCTGCATCAGGCAATCCGATCTGATCTTTTAACTCTTCAATAGAACCCACACAGTTTATACCATACATCTCTTCAACCACGTTAGAGTTTTGCATGGCGAATACTGCATTGGGATTCTTTGTAACTAGTTCTTCTAGGGGATACATTTGTTCTGTGTGAATACAGATCACAACATCTACTTCAATCTTGTTGAGGTTTTCAAACTCAAATGGGATATCCAAATTCCAGTGTCGAATGTTGACAAACTTTTCTTGAGCGTAGTGTTTGTGAAAAATCTTTGACAACTCAATCGACTCTTCATCCAAGTCAACCATGTGAATCTGTGCTACGTCTAGGTTCTCACAGATCAACGGGACCATAGGCATTCCTAACCAAGAATTTAGGATCAGTACTCTGAGACTCCCAGGCTTTGCATAGTATTCATCAAGATACTTTTGTAGTTCCTCGACCAACCAAACACTTGATTCCACGTTGTTCTCTGACAAAGACTGTCTGAAGTCTGCCAGTTTGTGTGGCATCTTATGTTCTATGATACTTAGGGCCTCGCCCCAGTGTTTGAAATTATTTAAGAAATTAAAATTTAACATCTTCACTTTTTCCCATTGAGTCAAATATACAAATGTATGGTAGTTCTCGGTAGGTATGTTTTTCTATGTCGTGGGGAAAAACAAATCCTTGGTTGAAACTATACACCCATCCAAGGGGGAACAGTTTTGTTTTGATTACTCTTCTGTTGTAGAAGAAGTTATCAAGACCACGATAATACCACAGTATTTGTTCTTTATACTTGTTGAAGTATTCGGTTAGTTCTCTAGTATTTAGACTGTCATTCCAACGCAACACGGATGAGTTTAAATCCGTAAACTTGTGAGGAATGTGTCTAGTGTCTTTGTATTGTGTTTCAAGATCGTGCCACCAAGTCTTTACCATACACAAACAATCTTCTGGGTCATACTCAGCTATCACATCAACATTTTTTTGGATGATGGTGTCAATGTCAAAAAACATCTTCTCGCCTTTTTGGGTCACGATGCTGTCGTCGAACAGGTACATCTTGTTCCACCACTTTTGTAGTTTGTTGCCGCCCGGCAGAGTCAAAGGCTTAATCGATGGGTCCAATCCTTTGGGGTCTTCTGTTAGACAGAAAAAATCAAAGTCACATGTTAGATATTTCAAACACTGTTCATAGATACTGTTGACATGTTGGTGATTATATTTGTCACCCCACTTTACGGTATAGATGTTCATCGCCAATGCTCCAGTAATTTAGGATCAGCAAGTTCATCTTGTTTCGTGTGACCTCTACTCTTATCCTCAAAGGGCAACAGATCAACGTTGAACACGCAGATGATGCAGTTTGGTCTGTAGATACCAACGTTCAAATCGTCTTCATCCCATGACCGACCACGGTTGTATGAGTATGCCATCCAAGAAGGAAAGTGATCCCACAAGTCTTCACCGTATCTACCCCACTTCCATGAATGATAGTTATCGGTTCCGTCAGTGTATGTGAACCAAATCTTCTTTTGATTTTTTAGCACATCTTCCCAGATACACTCACACTGATCGTCTGACCACACTTGACACGATCCGTTTGTATATGCACCATGAGCCAACTTAAATTGTCTAGTCTCCATTGGTCTGGGGTCTTGCCACCAAGACTTCATCTTGGTGGGTCTTTCCATGTTATATGTTATAACAGGTGTAAGATCGCGTTGAATGATAACATCCAAGTCAAAAAAAACAAAACGTCCAGTAGGCTTATCAGGAGCAAAATTATGGGTATTAAAAACAAAAGTTTTAGGACGATCCCAACAGCGGGCCATACCATACTTAAAATTTTCACTGCCAAACCAATACTTAGGATGAATATCAGGAATGTCAGGAAAAGGGATAACATTAACATCATCATCAAATCCTTCAGAGTTATCGGTGTAGCAATAAAAGTGAAACTCAAACTTGTCTGGAGTATTTCTTTTTGCCATCTCTTTCAATCTGTTGACGAAGTGTGGACCGTATTTGGTTCCCCACTTACAACATACATAATTTACTCTCACTTACACCCCCCACATCTTTTGGTGCATATGTTTAACGGTTTTCGTTTTAGGTGTTGACTTATATTTTCAAAGTCGTGATTGAATATTACTTCACCAACAGAGAACTTACTTAGATCATTATACCGTCTATTGTAGGTATAGTCAAGGGGATGGTGCGGCAATAGTTTATTTTCTTCTACGTCTCTAGAAATAAAGGCGCAGGGAAACGCATTTCCAGCTGAGTTGACATAGAAGTAGCCAGACTTTCTTGAGTCACACCACACGGGGTCTCTCTCTTTCATTTTTCTTTTGATCGGTCTTATCTCATCTGACTTCTTGAACATTTTCAAAGTCTCTAGGTTCACGGGGATGTCACTTGCTATTATCTCTGTTACCCCGTTTTCTGATTCTGCTTTCTGTGGCTGCGGCACATATTGTAAGTTGTCAATGTAGATTGGTTTGATAAAATTTTTGTTATATGTCTGTACGGTGATGGTAACATTTTTTTCTTTGAAGTACTTACAGATGTCCTCTAGGTGTTGCGACTTTGTGGGGTCAGAAGTTTCGCACATAAACGTGACCCAGTTGACTTTGAATTTGTCAAATATATTCTTGATCGATGCCGGACTGTGTTCTTTGCCGTTTACAAATAGGTCATTGAATTCATCTCCGGTGTCGTTCTGCGTTGTACTCAATTGAATCAGAGCTCCATCTGGAGCACCGTCATCATACAGTCCGTGATATAGGTCACTGAATTGTTCCCCATGCATTTGAAAGTATTTTATCAGAGTGTCGTTGTCCGATACATTGTCTTGATTTAGAATCGACAACAACTCTTGTTTCGGCATGATATTATACAGACGTTCAAATACTTTTTCATAGTCTTGTTTATAGAATAGTTCCTTTAGAGTATTAACATAATATTTTTTATACAATGCCTGTATGTCCGACTCCGATGAATCCCAAAATATTCTTTGTAACCCATGTTGTTTGATGTTTTCCATAACATCGTGTTTGATTTTAGGAAGTGTATTATTCTTCCAAAGTCTTTTGTAAAGAGCAAAACATTGTAGATTGCTGACGTTCCAAAAGTATCTCACTGGCCCACAATCTTTTGCCTCTTTATATACTACTCGTTGCATCTTGTTGATATATCTTTGTTTGTAAAAATCATAGATATCATCTGCATCTTTATTCCAATATAGAGATTGGTCACCTTCTTGGAGTAGTCTGTCTTCTGGGAAGTCTGCACAAAATTTCAAGTGCATTGATATCATGTCACCAGATTCAAATAAATCCTTGATGACTCCTTTGTGGTGAGGTTCGATCATCCTGATAAACTTCATGTCTGAGACTTCACGTTCTAGTTCTGGAACAAGTTTTTTGACTTCTTCCACGGGTTTGGCAAAGTATTCTTTTAGTTCTGGAAAGTCTTTGATTAGTTTCTCAGACAAAGATTGTAAATCATTTTGGTCAACCAGACTTTTGATTGACGATACCACATCTTGATTCATGTAGTTTTTTTCTAGTGAGTCATCTGATACGGAATCAAATCCCAACCACTCACGCAGAGTTTCAAACTTACTCGAATACTTTTCCCAATCATCTTTCAATTGGGGCAGGTCTTTCTCAAACTTTGACTGCAATGTATCGTAGTCTTTGTTCTTCAAAAGTTCTGATATTTTATCGGTGTGTTTGTTTTTGGTAAAAAATGTACTAGGAAATTTGGGCAACCAAAGTCTTTCAAACTCTGTCTTGCCGTGCCAGTGTATCAGAAGGTTATAGTCCTTCACATCATGCGGTTTAAAAAACTTTGTTCTCTTGGGTACAACTGGTGCTTCAAAGATACAAAACTTTGGTTCTTCCCTGTATAGATGCGGAGTAACATCATCTGGGTATTGTTGGCCGCGATTATAAGAATACGCCCACTCCGAGGGAAGGAAAGACCAGTACCCATCCCCTACCACTTGGTGTTCTCTCCAAGGATAGTAATTGTCGGTTCCCTTCCAGAAGGTTTTGAATATCGTGTCCTTGTGTTTTAGGACATCATTGTAAATTTTTTCCCCTGCATCGTTACACCACAACATTACGCTGGAGTTATGCAGAGTGCCTCTTATGTCTTTGAAACGTCTATCATGCAACACTGAGGGATTTTCCCAGTTTGAATACAACATGTGTGGTGTTGCAGAGAGTTCAAATATGTCATCGATGTTGTTTTGAATGACAACATCTAAATCAATATAACAGAACGGGCCCTTGGTACGCAACCAATGGTGAGAATTTAGTACTAGAAATTTTGATCTGTCCCAACAGTAGTTCTCTTTGCCGAACCAGTAGTCGGGATGCAGTGGGTCAACTCTGGGTATTGATCGAATGGTTATGCCTTTGTCAATACCATCTGGATCATCGGTGTAACATATAAACTTGTGCCGCTTGGTATAGTTCTGTTGAACCATGTTGCGTAAATTGTTTACATATTCTGCCGAGTACTTATTTCCCCATTTCATGCAGAGAAAGTGCATCATAATATTTTTTTCTCAACTCATCTTTTGCAGTTAGACCATTCATAATCACGATTGGATATTCTGGTTTTATTTTATATCCTCTTGGGGATACGTCTGTGTCGTAATCTACTCCGGCTTGAAACGAGTACATCAATCCCTTGGGAAATGTGTTGTCGAAGAGTTTTTCGTGGTATAAAAATCTATCGTCTCCACAGTATTTAGTCATAAAATATTGATCGTTATCTTCAAAGTAGTCGTAGATATATCTCGCGTCATTCCCGTTCCATGCCATCACGCTGGAATTCCACAATCCCAACCACTTATATGTCCAAGGTAGATCATCAGAACCATCGTCAAAATGATACTTTTTTGGTTTGTTGTAGATTTTATTCTCACTGGTATCCCACGGAGCCTTCCAGTAACAATAACAAATTGTTGGTTTTGAACAGTGGTCGAACAATTTGTCTAGACTACCCTGTATTATAACATCTAAGTCTAGGTAAAGGCAATCCCCTTGCCAATTATTTTTGAATATTTTTATCTTCTCCCAGTGTCCCTCTGGTTCTTCTATTCGGATTTGTTTTATATTTTTGTTAAGGTGTTTGCTGTTCTCGTCATCTACGATGCATATATGATTGTACTGTTTGGTTTTATCATAAATATAGTGTACGTCATCCGCACTATACTTTTCACCATAAAGAACCGTCACAACTGTTTTCATAATATTCTCTTTCTTATAAATAATAAGAACAAAAAGGATAGAAAATGGCCACTGTACAGAATATCACAATAGATCAGGGTACAACGTTTTCCTTGACAATAACTCTGACCAACGATGACGGGACGGCAAAAGTCTTGACAGATTATACCGTGTCCGCACAACTGCGAAAAAGTTATTATACTAATACTTATACAGATTTTACAACAGCAAAAGTAGACGGCACAGGAGAGATAACAATTTCATTGACTGCCGCTCAGACCAGTGATATAAAATCTGGAAGATATGTCTATGACATTGAGATTGCTAGTTCGGTCGAAACTCTGAGAATCTTGGAGGGTATAGTAACCGTAACACCGGAGGTGACTAAGTAATGGCTGTCAACGTAACACTGGGTTCGTCTGGGACTAGAATAGTAACGCAGTCTCCAAGTACTACTGCTAGATTAAAAACAGCAGTAACCAACACATCAAAGACACAGACCTCTACAAGTATCGATGGTCTACAGGGGGTAGACTTACAAAACTTGGCAGACGGCGATACGTTAGTATATGACTCAGACTCGGGCAATTGGGAATCCGCTCCCCTGTCTTCAGCTAATGTAAGTGTCAATTCTATAGATGGTGGAACATTTTAAAAAAAATAAAAACATAAAAACTCTAGGGAGAAAGTTAAATGTCAACAACAATTCAGATTAAAAGGTCAACGGGCAGCGCCGCTCCAGCTACCAGCGACTTGCTCAACGGTGAAATGGCTTATGCACAAGATACCTCTAATGATGGTGCTTCTGCAAAATTATATATGGAGTCGGTTGATAGTGGTTCTAACGCAGTTATTCACACCATCGGTGGTAAGTACTACACCGATGAGGTAGATGGCGCCACTAATGCTAACACCGCATCTAAAATTGTAAAGAGAGATGGTTCTGGTAACTTCTCTGCTGGTACAATTACTGCTGCACTCACAGGCAACGTAACTGGTAATGTCACTGGTACAGTTAGTGATGTTAGTAACCACGATACAGATGACATCTCTGAAGGTTCAACCAACCTTTACCACACTACTGCTAGAGCAAGAGCTGCTATATCTGCTAGTGGTGATATTTCATACAACTCTACTACTGGTGTAATTTCATTTACAAACGATGCCGGTGACATTGAGTCTGTTGTCGCTGGTTCCGGTCTAACTGGTGGTGGAACATCTGGTGATGTCACTCTGAATGTTGGTGCTGGTACTGGTGTTACAGTTGCCGCTGATGCGATTAGTATTGGTCAGGACGTTGCTACGAACGCTAGTGTCACCTTTGCGGGTATTACTGGTCCACTTACGGGCAACGTAACAGGTGACGTTACTGGTGATATTACTGGTGACGTAACAGGTAATGCTGATACTGCTACTGCTCTCGCAACTGCTCGCACAGTTGGTATGACAGGAGATGTCTCATGGACTTCTGCTGCCTTTGATGGTTCAGCAGCAGTAAGTGGAACCTCTACTCTCGCAACAGTAAACAGTAACGTAGGTTCTTTCGGTTCTACAACGGCTGTTCCCGTTATTACAGTCAACGCTAAGGGTCTTGTAACTGCTGTTTCAACACAGTCTATTGCAACTTCTTTTGATGTTGCCGCTGACAGTGGAAGTACTGACACGGTTGCTGGTGGTGAAACACTTACATTCGCTGGTACAACAAATGAGATCGAAACTGCGGTTTCTAATAACCAGATCACTATCGGTCTGCCAGATGATGTAACAATCGCTGGTAACCTTACTGTAAACGGAACAACAACTACTGTTGCCACAACAAACTTGGAAGTGACCGACCCATTGTTCTCAATTGGTTCTGGTAACGGTGCTTCTGACTCTGTTGACCTTGGTTTCTATGGTCTGTATGACACATCTGGTTCGCTAGACCTGTACTCTGGTCTATTCCGTGATGCATCTGACAGTGGTAAGTGGAAGTTGTTTAAAGACCTACAATCAGCTCCGACCACTACCGTCAATACGGGTGGAACTGGATACACAGTGGGTACTCTTGTTGCAAACCTTGAAGGTAATGTAACAGGTAACGTAACTGGTACTGTTTCTAGTATTTCTAACTTTGACACGGATGATCTCAGTGAAGGATCAACTAACCTGTACTACACAGATACAAGAGTCGGTACTTTCTTGGCTGGTGGTACTTCAAAAACTATTGCTAATGCTACCATCGATGGTGGTACTTACTAAATAGTTTACTGAGGGGGGATACGTCCCCCCGTTTTAATATGGAGAATATTATGGACGAAGAATTTTTGCAACTTTATGTGAATAAGTTGACCAGCAAAATTAACGAATTGACCCAAGAGAATTTACTTCTCAAAGCTCACTTGGAGAATGCAAACGCAAAACTACAAGATTCAGCTACAGAAATGCCTGGGTTGTCCGAGCCGGAAGAGAAAAAAGAAAAGAAGTAAATGACGAATATCATCAAGCCAAAAAGAAGTGAATCAAGTGGAGCTCCTACTGCCAGTGATTTAGCTGTTGGGGAACTTGCCATAAACCTAGCGGATGGTACTATCCATTCTAAAAAGGTTGATGGTACGGTTGTCTCTCTTGGTTCATCTTCTTCCTCAGCTGGGAGTATTACATTTGCTTCTGCAAACGATACTCAGGATTTTGGTGATTTAACTACTTTTAGTCATACTGGCGATCTGGGGTCCATTGCAGAAACAGAAAACAATGGACTCACCCCAACAGATTTGGGTCTGTTGCATTACGACGAAATCTTTAGAAGTCTCACAGTCAATATTTCCCTTACTGCAATGGGATTGACGTATCCCACTTCAGACGGTTCTGCTGGCCAGTTTTTAAAGACGGATGGCAGTGGTACGCTTTCTTTTGCCACTGTCTCAACAGATTTGGTGAGTGATACTACTCCGCAACTTGGGGGCGATCTAGATTTAAACTCAAACGATATTACTGGAACGGGTAATATTGACATTACGGGAAACACTGGTCTCACTGGCACTACAACACAGGGCGCGACTGACTTCTACACCAAACAATATGTTCTGTACGGCACAACAACAGATGCCACTGAGACAGAAGTATTGATAGGAGGTTCAACTAGAATTTCTGTACCCTCAAACACAACAATGTTTTATGAAGTAAATATTGTTTCTAGAAGGACAGACGCAACAGGAGAGTCTGGTGCGTGGCACTTGAAGGGTTGTGCAGACAACTTCTCTGGTACTGTCGCTGACGTAGGTGATGTTTACGAAATTGCTGTCGCTCAGGATGATGTAAACATGTCCGTCGATGTTAGGGCAGATGACACAAACGATGCAATCAATGTGTTTGTAACTGGTGTCGCTAGTAAGACGATTCGATGGACTGCAATTGTCAAGACGATAGAGGTTGCACAATAATGGCTCGTAGAAACAGAAAGTTTTTCTTTGATAACGTCAGAGGAAAACTCTTAAAAAATACAAACAAAGGTGTCAAAGATTCTGCCGATGAAGGACTCAAAGTAAGTGGATTTGCCAACACCGCAGTTATTCATAGTACAGATTCTTTTTCAGACGTAAACACGAAGTTTATGACTGCGGCGGCGATTGATGATAGAATCGGCACACGGACAAGCGATCTAGTAGACTCTGCGCCTTCAACTTTAAACACGCTCAATGAACTTGCCGCGGCGCTCGGAGACGATGCTAGTTTTTCTACGACAACTGCAACATCTCTTGGTAATCGATTACGCATTGATGTAGACGATCAGTCCTTAACCTCAGCGCAAAAGACAAATGCAGTGACCAATCTGGGTCTTGCTACTGTTGCATCAAGTGGTGCATACAGTGACCTCACTGGTACACCTACTATCCCAACGAACAACAACGAATTGACTAACGGTGCATCATACATCACAGGGTACACTGTAACCGAATCTGATGTCACTGGTCATCAAGCCGCGCTCTCAATTACTGAGTCACAGATCAGTGACTTGGGATCGTATTCTACATTCAGTGGCGCGTATGCCGACCTAACAGGTAAACCTACATTATTCTCTGGTGCTTATGCTGATCTAACTGGCAAACCTACTATCCCAACGAACAATAATCAATTGACGAATGGTGCTGGATACATTACTTCTGCTGATGGAGGTAATGCTGACAACTTAGACGGATATACATGGGACACTTCTGGTAAAAATGTAAGGGCATCCGAATCTTATTCTGACGGCTGGTTCCGCAATTATAATAGTGGAAAAGGTCTATACAATCAGGCAACTACTCAGCATTTTTATTCTGATAACGACGATGGATGGACGATTGCTGGTGGTACGGGCGCTAACTGGTTAAAACTGTGTGCTGAATACGAGGGTTCAGTGCAGGGTTGGTTTTATGCTGATAATGATTACCAAGGATTTTTAAATCACGCAGGACAGTGGCAATTAAGAATACGAGCAGACGATGGATATTCACCTAGTTTATATTTTCTTGAGGAAAGCAATGAGAGTTGGAGTGGGAATCCTGGATCAAATCAAGGAAAAATTGAGTATCATTCAAATCGTTTTTATATTGCATCTGGGTCTAATTCCACTGAAGTTTTGAGATTAAGACGGAGCGGTGATGATGTTGCCGCGTTCGCCAATGACGGCAGCCTAAGATGTCAAGGAAATATTACAGCCTACTCTGACCCATCAGATATTAAACTAAAAGAAAATATAACTAATATCCCCAACTCTCTTGATAAAGTAAAGTCTCTAAACGGAGTGCAATTTACATACAAGAAGGATGGGGGTAAGTCTAGTGGTGTTATTGCACAAGAAGTTGAAGCGGTGCTGCCGGAGCTTGTTTATGAGAGTAAAGACCTAGATACCGACGAAGCATTTAAAGTCGTGAGGTATGGAAACATGGTAGGACTATTAATTGAAGCAATCAAAGAGCAACAAGAACAAATTGAAGAATTGAAGGAGATGATCGGTGGCTCTTCAGAGTAGTGGAACAATCAGTCTCAACGATATACACATTGAAGCTGGGGGATCATCAGGTACACTTTGTAGCATCAACGACTCAGATATTCGTGGACTTATAGGAAAATCGTCGGGTGCGGCATCCTCGTTTAGCAACTTCTATGGTGCATCTGCTGTTTCTGTAAGTGTGTCTAGATCAAGTTGGTATAACACTGGATCAGGAACAAGCAGTAGTAAGTGGACAGGATACTCACAGAACAAATCACACAATTCTCAGGCAAATATTTATTTTAATGTTTCTGGAGGCACTGCTACGTTTAATGTGAACGCTGTAATAAGTAGTGAACGAAACTATGACTTTGGATATGTTTATAACGGAGGATCACAGTTGTGGCGTCAGTCTGGTAGTGGTTATAGTTACAACAACAGCAGTTTATCGATTGGAGCAGGGTCGTACTTACGTTTAAGATATACTAAAGACTACAGTGTTTCTAGTTATGGAGACGATTTGACACATACAGTATATTGGTCATAGGTAAAAAAATGAATTATTCTTACGAAATCTTAAAAGCAGAACCCAAACACAAGTTCCTCAGTGTTAGATATTTCGCTGAAGGAAAGGATGATTTTTTCAAAAACTTCAATCCAGAAAATTGGGAAGCAGAAGCGATTACTGGTTTAATTGAAGATCACGCTCAGTTTGTCGTTGCACACTGGGACTATCAAGAAACTGCTACTGAAACTAGTCCCCTGTCTGTGGGTGATATCGGCACATCAAGTGCGGCCGCTTGGACTCCCCCTCCTCCGCCTGGGTTTGATGACCCTACACAAGAAGAGATGGTTAGACAGGAAAGAAACTATCTATTGAGAGAAACTGATTGGATGATGTTTTCTGATACAGACTCTCCTTCTCAGGCCTGGTTAGATTACCGCCAAGCATTACGAGACATTCCAGAACAGTCTGGGTTTCCAATGTCGGTCACTTGGCCCACCAAACCCGCATAATTATAAATAGGTAGTAAATTGAATCTTTATAAAGAGATAGAATATGCCTACTAAACTACAACTTAGACGGGGCACCACTACTGAACACAACAGTTTTACTGGAGCTGCTGGGGAAGTAACATTTGATACCACCCTTGATACCATCAGAGTACACGATGGTAGTACGGCGGGTGGTATTCGTCTAGCAAAACATTCAGAAGTAACTCTTGAAGACGTTGTTGGTGGTGCTGGTCTTACTGAGTCTGGAAGTACAACCGTTACTCTTGCTGTTGGTGCAGGAACAGGCATCACAGTCAACGCAGATGATATTGCGGTAGATACTGCAACCATCTTTGCCTCTGCCGCTTTAACTGGTACGCCGACTGCTCCTACCGCGTCTACGGGAACCGATACAACACAGATTGCAACTACCGCATTTGTTCAACAAGAAATTACTGCGTTGAAGGCACTGTTGTACGCATACGAACAATCTTAATAGGAGACACTAATGGCATTGTCTAGCAGACAAGAACTGATTGATTACTGTCTCAGGCGACTTGGGTTTCCTGTAATTGAAATCAACGTCGATGAAGACCAAGTATCCGATAGAATAGACGATGCGTTTCAATTTTGGACAGACTATCACTTTGATGGTTCGGAAAGAACTTACTTTAAGAAGGCGCTAACAGGTTCTACAGTAAACCTTCAAGCCTCGCTGGCAAGCAACTTTCATATCGGTGAAACCATCACTGGGAATACTTCTGGAACAACAGCTATAGTAAAAGAATTGGACGGTAATAACATCTCCGTAGAGAAGTCCAAGGGAACTTGGGAAGCCAGCGAAAGTATCACTGGTGGAAATTCTGGTTACACTGCAACACTTTCTACTACACCTTACACAAAGGGCGACATTGAAAATGGTTATGTCGAAGTAGGAAATAACATCTTGAACATCACAAAGTTGTTTAAGTTTGGAAAGTTGTTGGGAGGCACTAAGTCTGATGGATTATTTGATATAGACTATCAGTTTGCATTAAACGATATGTACAACCTGATGTCGGCGGATGTCACATATTACGCCATGACAAAAACTCATCTGTCAACTCTTGAACAACTGTTCCGAAACGAAAGACAAATAAGATGGAACAGAAAAACAAATAGATTGCACATTGACGCTGATTTGTCAGAGACATATGATATCGGCGACTTTATTGTTGCAGAAGGATACGCTGTGCTAGACCCAGCGCAATTTACGGAAGTTTATGATGATATGTTTCTCAAGAGGTACTCCACTGCTCTTATCAAAAGACAGTGGGGGGAGAACATGAAAAAGTTTCAAGGCATTCAAATGCCTGGTGGCGTAACTCTCAACGGAGAAACGATATACCAAGAAGCCATACAGGAGATTGCACAGATAGAAGAAGAAATGCAACTCAAGTACGAACTTCCCCCGACACTTATGGTGGGGTAACTAATGCCCACTAACTTTTATTTTCAGTCCGGTAACACAATGGGTACGACCAACGAACAAAGGTTGGTCGAGGACTTGGTTATTGAGAGCCTGAGAATATATGGACATGATGTTTACTATCTCCCAAGAACAGTAGTGAACAGAGACACGATATTTGACGAAGATTCTTTGTCTCAGTTTACTCAAGCGTATCCCCTAGAAATGTATTTGGAAAACGTTGATGGTTTTGAGGGAGAGGGTGATCTTTTTTCCAAATTTGGTATTGAGATAAGAGACTCGGCAAACTTCATCCTATCAAAGAGAAGATGGGAACAGATGGTTGATAGTACTGGTGGCCAGTTTCAGTTGGATGCTCGACCGGCCGAAGGTGATCTGTTGTATTTTGAAAAGACGGGTTCTATCTTTGAAATAAAGTTTGTAGAGTTTCAAAACCCCTTCTATCAACTAGGAAAGATTTACGTCTTTAAATTGCAATGCGAACTCTTTGAGTACTCTTCAGAAAGTTTCGATACTGGTCTTGATGATCTTGACGGTGTTGTTTCTGACTTCAGTCTTGATGCATTGAGATTCCAATTTCAGACAGAGAGTGGCGATCTATTGTTGCAAGAGGACGATGGATGTCTTATCTTGGAGGACTTCACTGCACAAAGAGGTCTCATCAACAGTGACAATGACGATCTGGATGTGTTCCAAGAACAAGAGGGAATACTTGACTTTAGTGAAGTCAATCCCTTTGGGGAAATCTGATGTTTAAGAATCAACAATTTTATAATCAACATACAAAAAAAGCAATCGTAGCTTTTGGTACAATCTTCAATAACATTCAGATCAATAGAGTGAATTCTGCCGGAGAAGTAGCCCAGAGTGTTCGTGTACCACTAGCATACTCCCCAAAACAAAAGTTTTTATCTCGTATAGCGCAAGTCCCAGACACCACTACTAGAGGCGAGGTTGCAATTACATTGCCTAGAATGGGGTTTGAGATTCTTGGTTTTAACTTTGACCCTCTCAGAAAATTATCACCGATTCAGAAAAACATTTCTGTCGGTACTGGAGATGACGCCAATACATTCAGAAAAACTTTTGTATCAACTCCATACGATATGCAAGTTGGTCTTTATATCTTTGCAAAGAATCAAGAAGACGGTTTGCAGATCGTAGAACAGATTTTACCATACTTCAATCCCGATTTTAATGTCACGGTAAATGATCTTCCATCTATGGGTATCAAACGCGACATCAAAATAACATTGGACAGCATCGGATTTGAAGATGAGTATGAGGGTGATTTTGCCGCGAGACAAAGTATCATTTGGTCATTGAATTTCACAATGAAGTTAAATTACTATGGCGTTGTCGATAATCAAGGATTTATTAAGAAAGCTATTGCAAAAGTTTTTGAGAATGAGTCAATGGATGGACCCCATATTAAGAGACAACTTGAGATTGCAACCACTATTCCAACCGCAACTGCAACGATAAGCGGAGGTTCTGTCGATTCTATTACTCTCACATATGGTGGAGAGGGATATTCTAGTAACCCACCCAATATAACTGTAGATGGCAACGCTAGGGCTCATGCAGAAATTACCAATGGCGTTGTTACAAAAATCGTAATCGATGATGTAGGTTCTGGTTATGTGACTGCTCCAACAGTCACCTTTGAAGAACCACCGGAGTACAATGACAACCCTTACAAGCATGAACCTTATAGGTTTATTGATGAATTTGAACAAGTATATGAATAGGTGATGTGATGAGCAGAAACAAAGTATTCGATGCTCTTGATAAAACATTTCAAACCGTATCAACTGAAACGACTAAGGTGAACCCCCCAGCCGTGACAGATAATAACGATGTTGATGCAGACTTTCAAAAGGCGAGACAGGCTATGGAAAAGGCCATGTCTTACAGTGAACAAGCCGCAGAAGGTATTTTGAATGTTGCAATGAATAGCGACAACCCCCGAGCCTACGAGGTCGCCGGTCAGATAATCAAGACGATGGGCGAACAGGCAAAAGACATGATGGATGTCCAAGAAAAGAAACATAGGATTGATGTTAAGTCTGGTGTCGATAATAAACCAAAAATTGAAACACAGAACAATATCGTTTTTGCCGGTACTACAAGTGATATTCTTAAAGCTATTCGTGATGAAAAAGATGGGACCGTCATAGACCATGAACCAGATTGAAACCTCATACCACGGCAATCCAAATCTAAAAGCAGTTGGATACCAACACGATTTCACCAAAGAACAACTGGAAGAATTTGTCCGGTGTTCTGAAGACCCCATTTACTTCATTGAAAATTATTGTAAGATTGTAACTCTTGATAAAGGTTTGCAACCATTTAAACTATATGATTGTCAGAAAGTGAAAGTAGATTTTATTATGAACAATCGTAAAACAATCTTGATGGAGGGCAGACAACAAGGAAAAACAATCACCTCGGCCGCATGTATTCTGCACTATACTATTTTTCAAGATAATAAGAACGTTGCGATCATGGCGAACAAGACCGCAGCTGCCAGAGAGGTGTTGTCTCGTTATCAAATCATGTATGAGAACCTGCCTATTTGGATGCAACAGGGTGTAAAGACTTGGAACAAGGGTGACGTTGATTTAGAAAATGGATCAAGAGTTTTCACATCTGCAACCACAACATCTGGTATTCGTGGTAAGTCGGTAAACTGGTTGTACATTGATGAGGCTGCGATCATCCCAAACAACATTGCGGATGAGTTCTTTGCTTCTGTATATCCAACCATTTCTGCTGGTGAGACAACAAAGATTCTTTTGACATCAACACCATTGGGATACAACCACTTCTGGAAATTCTGGAATGAATCGGAGAAGGGTACTAATGGGTTTGAGAATATGTTCATCCACTACACGGAGATTCCTGGCCGTGATGAGAAGTGGGCAGAAGAACAATTTAAACTTCTCGGTGAAGTAAAGTATAATCAGGAAGTTTTATGTGAATTCTTGGGATCAACAAACACTCTTATTAGTGGAAAAGCACTGGCAGTAATGTCATCAAAAGAAATTCTTTACAAGAAAGATGGGTTAGACATTTATGAAGAACCTCAAGAAAATAAATACTATGTAATAACAACTGACACAGCGAGAGGAATCGGTGGAGATTATTCTGCTTTTGTTATCATTGATATTACAGAGATGCCTTTCAAGGTTGTCGGAAAGTTTAGAGACAACAAGGTTTCGCCGCTCTTGTATCCAGACTTTATTGCAAGAGTGGCAAAAGATTTTAACAATGCGTATGTATTAATAGAAAATAATGATATTGGTCAACAGGTAGTTGACATACTGCACCAAGAACTAGAGTACGAGAATATCTTTAGTACAGTGCAAGAAAAAAACAAACAATATGTATCGCCTGGTTTTGGAAAACAAACTACTCTGGGTGTTAGAACATCAAAGGCTGTCAAAAGACAGGGGTGTTTGGCACTAAAAAGTTTGGTAGAAGAAACTAAGTTTTTAGTTTGGGATGCCGACTGTATCAATGAGTTGTCAACCTTTGTGGAAAAGGCTGGTTCTTTTTCCGCTGATGAAGGATATCATGATGATCTGGCCATGTGTATGGTCTTGTTTGCTTGGTTGTCTACACAACAATTTTTTAAAGACTTGACTGATGTGGATATTCGCGAAGGGTTGTATGACTCACAGATAAGGTACATCGAAAGAGACTTGACTCCGTTCGGGTTTGTAGAAACAGGGCATGGAGTAGAGGCAGAAGTAATTGATGGCGACTATTGGATGTGGTCAAATGAGAAAACAGATTTATTATAAATAATTCTCAGGAACACTATTTATTTAGTAAAATAAAAACACGAAGGAGAACAACATGGCTTTCCAGTTATCACCTGGCGTCCTAATCAAAGAGAGAGACCTCACCAACGTTGTCCCAGCAGTAGCTACTACAATCGGCGGGATTGTTGGAAATTACATTTGGGGGCCCGTTCACGAAATTACGTCCGTAGATTCGGAGAACAATTTGGTAGAAAGATTTGGGAGACCAAGTACTACGACTTTCTACGATTTCATGACCACCGCATCATTTTTGGCATATGGGTCTAATTGTTTAACAGTAAGAGAAGTCGGTGCTCTATCCGTGAACAGCGTTTCAGAAGGAACCGCTGTTCTTATTAAGAATGAAGATCACTATCAAGACCAATTTTCACAGGGCACCAACAGTGTTGGTCCTTGGGCATCAAAGTATGCCGGTGGTCTTGGTAACAGTCTCAAAGTTGTTATGGCTGATGCCACTTCAACTTCTAATTTAAGTGTCGCAACTATTACACTAGATGCTTCTGACACTGCTGGTGACAGAACTACTGCAACAGTGGCAATTGCCGCACCTGATTTGTTTGCAGTTGGTAGTGGTGGTATTCAAGCTACTGCAACCGCAACTGTCTCTGGTGGTAACGTTACTTCAATCACTGTTACAAACCCAGGCTTTGGTTACTCTAACTCAACTCCCCCCACGGTCACGGTGACCGCTGATGGTACTGGTGCTGTTGCTGCTACTGCTGTTATGGCAGTTGAGTGGGAATACAAGGACGAGTTTGACAGTATCCCCAATACTACTACTTGGGCTTTAAACAACGGTGCAGAAAACGACGAATTAAACATTCTCGTTATTGACGAAGATGGTGCCATTAGTGGTGTTGCTGGTACTATACTTGAGAAGTTTGCCGGTCTATCAAAGGCAAAAGACGCAAAAGATGATGTCAACTCTACCAACTACTATAAGAACGTAATCAATGATCGTTCTAAGTGGGTTTGGTGGATGGACAATCCAGCCAGTGGAACAAACTGGGGCGCATCTTCAGAAGGTGGAACATCATTTGCCTGCATGGGTGTGGATGATGCGGATCAAAATATCTCTCTCACGGGTGGTATTGATGATGCACCATCAATTGGCCAACTTCAACAGGGTTACGATCTCTTTGCAAACGACGAATTAGTTGACGTTTCTTTGATTCTACTGTCTGCACACCCAGTTTCAGTTGGTGATTACGTTATTGATAACGTTGCAGAGGTTCGCAAAGACTGTCTCGCATTCATTTCTCCGCAGAGAGGAAACGTTGTAAACAACGAAGGTGATGAGGTTGCTGACATTCTTTCTCAACCAGATCACGGTTCTTACACTCGTTCTTCTTACGCTGTCATGGACAGTGGTTGGAAGTACATGTACGATAAGTACAACGATAGATACACATATGTACCCCTAAACGGTGACGTTGCTGGGTGTTGTGTAATTACTGACCTCGGTGATGATCCTTGGTTCTCTCCTGCTGGTTTGAACCGCGGCATCATTAAGAATGCTATCAAACTTGCTTGGTCTCCCAGAAAGGCTGACAGGGATACTCTGTATCAGAAGAGTGTAAACCCTGTTATCAACACGCCTGGAACGGGTATCGTTCTGTTTGGTGATAAGACAATGCTTGCCAAACCTTCTGCTTTCAATAGAATTAACGTTCGCAGATTGTTTATCGTTCTTGAGAAGGCAATCGCAACTGCTGCAAAATTCCAGTTGTTTGAATTCAACGATGCGTTTACAAGAGCACAGTTTGTTGCACTAGTAGAACCATTCTTGCGTGACGTACAGGGACGCAGAGGTATTTACGACTTCCGTGTGGTTTGTAATGAAACAAACAACACGCCACAGGTTATCGACTCTAATGAGTTTAGGGCAGATATTTACATTAAACCTGCTAAGTCAATCAACTTCATCACTCTGACGTTTATTGCTACTAGAACTGGCATCTCGTTTGAAGAACTTGGCGCTTAATAGTACGAATAAATAACAGACAAACTTAGGAGAAAAGTTAGATGAATATTGAAGAGTTTAAGGCAAGACTTGGCGCCGGGGGTGCTCGCCCCAATCAGTTTAGGGTGAAACTCGCGTTTCCATCTTATGTGGTTGGTGTTGACACTTCTTATAGTCTGCTCGTAACTGGTGCCGCACTTCCTGCTTCTAACGTAAACCCCGCGATCATCCAGTATAGGGGTCGCGAGGTGAAGTTGGCGGGAGAAAGAATCTTTGATCCGTGGACAATTACGGTTGTAAATGATTCTGAATTCAGTCTCAGAAGTCCCTTTGAACAGTGGATGAATGGTCTGAATGATCGTGCTGAAAACACTGGTGTTCTTACACCGCGTGATTATCAGACCGACATCGTTGTTGAACATTTGGATAGAAACGATGCAGTATTGCCTGGTGGTGCTTATACACTACGCAATGCCTTCCCTATCCAGATGTCAGAAATCGCATTGAACTATGCACAGAATGATATTTTTGAAGAATTTACGGTGACTTGGCAGTATTCACACTACGATATTGATTAAGTTTTAACCGTTAATCTAGGATAAATTATGGAATTATTTGGGTATAGCATAGAGCGATCCAAACCATCTAAGGGGGAGAAATCTTTTGTACCTCCTTCTGATGATGGGTCGCTCGAAGCTATTAGAGCTGGTGGATACTACGGTACATACTTTGATATCGAAGGTACTGCTAATAATGAAAGCCAGCTAATTAAAAGATACAGGGACATCTCTATGATGGGAGATGTTGACGCAGCTATTGAAGATGTGGTCAACGACTCTATATCAAATCTTGACGATGAAAAACCAGTAGTACTTGATCTTGATAATATAAACGCTTCTGCAAGTGTAAAGAAAACTATTGCAGAAGAGTTTAACAACATCATGACTATCTTGGACTTCAATACGAAGGCGCAAGATTATTTTAGAAGATGGTATATTGACGGAAGAATTTACTTCCACAAGGTGATTGATACAGAAAAACCCAAAGAGGGTTTGAAAGATATTCGTTACGTTGATCCAAGAAAGATTCGCAAGGTCAGAGAGATCAAAAAAGAGAAAGATGCAAAGTCGCAAGTTTCTCTGGTCAAAGAAGTAAATGAGTATTTTGTTTTTGATGAAAAGGGTATTGCTCTCACTAGCAATCAATTGTACAAGACAGATGTTGCTAATGACAAAGCAATTAAGGTTAGTAAGGATGCGGTTGCGTATTGTACATCTGGTCTAGTTGACCAAGATAAAAATATACCACTGTCCTTCCTTCACAAGGCTATTCGACCTGCTAACCAACTGAGAATGATGGAGAACTCAGTGGTGATTTATCGTATCACACGTTCCCCAGAAAGAAGAATATTTTACATAGATGTTGGTAACTTGCCGACTGCAAAGGCAGAACAATATCTTAAAGATGTCATGAACAGATATCGTAACAAGTTGGTGTACGATTCTGAGACCGGAGAAATCCGAGATGACAAAAAGTTTATGTCAATGCTTGAAGACTTCTGGTTACCACGAAAAGAGGGTGGCAGAGGAACAGAGATTCAAACATTGCCTGGTGGTCAGAACTTGGGTGAGATTGAAGACGTAGTTTACTTTCAAAAGAAACTATATCAATCACTCAATGTTCCTGTCTCTAGATTAGAACAACAGGCTGGACTTAATTTTGGTAGGTCGGCCGAGATTACAAGAGATGAATTAAAGTTTACTAAGTTCATTTCTAAACTGAGGAGAAGGTTCTCCGGTGTCTTTGATGATTTGTTAAAGACTCAGTTAATTCTCAAAGGAGTTATTAACGAGACAGAGTGGCCTGCAATCAAAGAAGACATTCAGTATAGATTTGCATCTGATGCTTATTATACTGAGTCGAAAGAACAAGAAGTATTAAGAAGTAGAGTTGAAATTCTTAATCAGGTTGCACCTTATGTTGGACAACTATTCAGCAAAGAATATGTCCAGAAAAATATTTTAAGATTTAGTGACAAAGAAATTGCCTTAATAGATCAACAAATAGGGTCAGGTCAACCAGAAGATAATGTAGTAGGAGATAATAATGAGTGAAGAAGTTGAAAACGTTGAATTGGAAGTACAGGACGAAGTTGGTTCCCAAGATGCTATCAGACAAATGATGGATAAGTGGGCCGATGGTGACCTTGCTGGTGCAAACGACGAATTCTTTTCGATGATGAACAAACGTGCCGATGATATGCTCGCGGTCAGAAAGTCCGAGATCGTACCAGGCATCTTCAACGATCCAGAAATGCAAAAGATGGGTTTAGAAGCAACCCCAGAAGAATCAGAGGAAGAGTCAGATGAAGACGTTTAAAGATTTTCGTGAAGAGGCCAAACCAGTAGAGAAGGTTTCAAAAGAAGAGCCTACTGCGAATCATCCTACTGAAACTGGTACTGAGGGAGACAAGACTCCCCCGAAACAGGGTAGTTCTGAAGAACCCAAACTCACTCACGCTTGTGCTACAAAAGTGGTGCATCCTAAGTTTGGTGAAGGTAAGCCAATCATGGGAGAACACGCAGAACCTGATGCAAACGGGGATGTGTGGTGGTATAAAGTTATGTTTGAACATGGCATTGAAATGTGTGAGACATACGCCTTGGATATTCAAGAAATGGCGTCTCACGGCAACCACAAAAAGAAATACTAACGGAGATAGGTAGATGGCATTCGCAAAATCTAACTTAAAACTGACTCAAGTGCAGGCAGTTGTTAGGTGTACGGGCACTGGTGGTGACAGCGGAACCATCGATATCGACACCGATATAGTCAAGTCGGGAGAGACTGCCTCTAGTCCGACAGTAAACATAACAAGAGTACACTGGAACTGTGACAAAAACGCCGCAGTAACTATCACTCGCAACAGTGTTGATATCATGCATGTCCACGGTACTGGTTTTACCGATTGGTACGGATGGGTAGAAAACACTGAAAACGATCAAGACATTGACATTGCCATTTCAAACGGTGATGCAGTTGTCTGGTTAGAACTATCCAAGGTTACTGGATTTGGTTCACAACAACACCAAGATCAGGGAACT